TTGGCTATTAGTGGATTCTAGTGTTGAAAATATCCCTGACGAGATTTATTTTCCATTTATTAATCTTTTAGAGGAGGCAAAATGAGTGAGACAAATGGCGTAATTAATCAAATAAAATACACCGTCAATAATTACTCTGGGGATATTATGGATTTGGAATGGAGCACTGAACAGATCCAAACCCTTCTCTCTGAACTCGAAAAGGTACAAAGGGAGTTAAAACATCATTGTGCCTGTGTTTTTGATGATGAACATGAACTTATGGACGCCTGTAAACTTCATGGTCAGATTCAAACTGAGCTTGAAAGGGTTTTATCTGATCGCAAGTTGTGTCCTGAGTGCTTACAAATGCTTGAACTCGATGAGAGTTGTTTGACTTGTCAACTTAGGAAGGCTCTCGAAAAGGAGAAGAAGAGAGTGAAGGAGCTAGAGAAAGAACTCCTCGAAGAGAATGAGGCCCATAATCAACAAGAAAATGAGCTTGAAGACCGCCTCAATAAACTGGTAGAAGCAGAGAAAAGGAGACAAAAGATGATAATTGGAATAAAGGCACACTTCGACGCAGCACATTACTTACCAGACTATCCAGGAAAGTGCAAGGAAATGCATGGGCATACTTGGGCGGTGGAGGTTGAGGTGAAAGGGTTAGTAAATGAAGAAGATGGAATGGTATTGGACTTAGCAAAGCTGAAACTGTTTGTCAATGCAATCATTAACCCTTTTGACCATCATGTCCTGAACACATGGTTCAAGATCCCAACTTGCGAGAACATTGCAACTTATATAAAAGAGTGTCTTGAGACTATATTAGCAGCAAACTTAACTGTTAGCACGATCAAAGTTCAAGAAGGAGATGGAGGATGGGCAATCGTCTAAGATGTAAAAGTAAATTCAATCCAGCAGGCTGTGCTTGGACCAAAAGATGCAGGCTGTCTCAGGGTCATGACGGAGAGCATGCTTTTTTGGGATGCAAGACGAAAAGAACCTTTTTATGTTATATGGTGTTCCACAGATGCACAAACTGAAAAGGAAAGGAGGTAATCACAAAGATGGAAGGACCACACTCAAAAACCTGCGGAGAATGCTATCATTGGTTTCGTCTGGGTGAAGACCCATTAGGTGAATGCTTCGCTCATCCGCCGAAGGTATTTAAGATAGCAAGAGTGAGCATCAACCCTTTAACTAGGCAGCCTTCTCAAGACGAAGGTCTTGTCAGTCACTACCCGGTAGTCAACCTTAACAACCGTGCTTGCAGTGAGTTTAAGCCAAATCTCGTAGTGATGAAGAGAAAGGAGGATAGATCGTGATGACCGCCAAAATTATTGGTACTACCACAGACTGGAAAGGGTATGATGAAGCTGTTAAAGAGAGATATGAACTCAACCCAGATGGAACTTCGCATTGTACTCTTCACAACACCTTCTTTGATCTTAGAGATGAAGATGGAGAGCCATGTTGGCAATGTTATGATGAGTTTACTACAGTACTGACAAAGAAAGGAGAGGAGTGATGCAAACATATTACACTCAAGAAATCTTCTACAGTATCCAAGGTGAGGGCCTATGGACAGGCACACCAATGTCGTTCATTCGCCTTTCAGGTTGTAATCTAAATTGTGAGTTTTGTGACACAATTCACGATCAACGCAAACCTATGACTACTAAAGAGATCATAGACGAAGTTCTAAAGTACCCTTCTATGAAGGTCGTCCTCACTGGAGGCGAACCCCTCATCCAGCCAGTTGAAGAGCTTCTCAATACTCTTCACGTCTGCGGATTCAGAGTTCATCTCGAAACGAACGGTACCCAACCTATTCAAGACGGCTTCTATCAATTCGCCTGGATCGCCGTCTCGCCAAAGAGTCCAGTTGAGACGTTAAGCAAGACTACCTTCCGCCTTGCAGATGAGATTAAGTTTCTTTGTGGCCTTCTAGGTTGGGAAGAGTACATTGACGAAGTAAGGATGAAGATGGTGGTCAAGCAAGCAGCAAAGCTCTACCTTATGCCATTAGCCAAAGCAAAATTCTTCTATCATGGTCTCAATCGTTCGAGAGATGAACTTATTGATGTAAATATGGAAAGCGCAAAGAACTATTGTCTTCTCCACCCTGAATTTAGTTTCTGCGGACAACTCCACAAATTTCTTGGTATCCGATGAAGAAGTATATAAGCGAGAAGACCTTCAGAAGGTTAATCCACTACTCCGGACCTTGCTGCCTTTCCTGTCATGACGACAACTATGAAGGTCTTGATATGTGTTGGGTAAGCTTAGGCAAAGATAGATATGCTGAAGTATGTTGTGCCTTAGCTAACTATTTTGATAAATGGAAAGAAAAGGAGGTAATCAATGATACAAAAGAGACCTCAGAGTAACTGCGAAACATGCCCCCTCCGCGACACCGATTGGGTACCGAGCCAGATCATCGACGAGCCTGAACTACCTGTCTTCTTCATTGGACAGAATCCAGGTGGGACAGAAATGCTTACTCACATTCCGTTTACTGGTAAAGCAGGTAAGATGTGTTACCGCCTTCTCGCAGAGGCAGGGCTGAACAAGCGAAAGCTTAATATCGGTAACCTCATTGCTTGCCCTACACCTGACGATCGAGCACCTACTACCGAAGAAGTAGAATGCTGTGCACCGGGCCTCCAGGCCGAGATCGAAGACCTCCAACCAGAACTCATCATAGCATGGGGAAAGCCAAGCTTAAGAGCTCTCGTTGGACGAGTTGACATTCAGAAGGTACGTGGTAATTTCTTTCCTCTCCTATCAAGATGGGGGTACACCTGTCAAGTCTTAGCTGCTCTCCACCCAAGCTTTGTTCAGAGACAAAGGCAGTGGATTCAAGATAGTGTCGAAGACCTTAAGAAGGTTCGCAGCTTCTTCACTAGCTCTGGAATTGAGGTAGCTGACAAACCTGAGTTCATCTTCGATCCTTCTGAAAAGGAACTCATTGAGTACCTAACAAGTAGTGATGATGTGACAGCTTTTGATCTTGAGACTACTGGCCTTAACCCTCGCCTTGACAAAATCCTCGGCATCTCATTCTGTAACAGGCCTGATAAAACAATAGCTCTCTACTATCGAGAACCTCATGACTCCCGCAAGGCAGTGGTCAAGTGGTTTCTTAACCACCCTAAGCTTAAGAAAGCTACTCAGAATGGCTCTTTTGACTGTGCGTTTGAGCATAGTGTCGGTGTCGAGGTAAAAGGCTTAGTGTATGACACCCGCCTTGGTGAACACCTCCTAGCAAGTGACTTACCAACAAACCTCTCTTATCTTAGGGAGAAGTATACTAAGCATGAAGCTTATAAACCCTCCAATCGTGAAATGCAACAGATCGGTAGTATGCCAATTCAAAGAGTACTTGAGTTCAACTGCTGGGATGCTCACGTCACCTATGATGTTATGAAAGCTCAGCTCAAACAGCTTACACCTGGTAACCTAAAAGTTCTCGACGAAATCTACATGCCTTTAATCTTCACCCTTAATTATATGGAAAGAGTAGGAGTAAAAGTAGATGTTGATTGTCTTGCCGCGATCTACGCTGATCTCATTCCGAAAGCTCAGCGTTTTGATCAAGAGCTCTTTGCACCCCTTGGACTTAACCCTAACTCACCGGTACAGCTTACAAAATATTTCAACACGAAGGACTGCCGTGAAGAGACTCTTCTCTACCATATTAAAAGAGGCCATGCACACGCCGATCTAATGCAAGCACGCTTAGACTACGTCGCTTTGACAAAAGGAGCTTCTACCTTTCTTAAAGGAATTTACCAAAGGTTAGAGGATGGACGAATTCATACAAGCTATCATCCTGAAGGAACGGGCACGGGACGCATTTCAAGCAGCGCGCCAAACCTTCAGAACATTCCTCCTTACTACCGTATCATTTACACAGGAGATAGTGAGGATGATGTCTTAATAGAGTGTGATTATAGTCAGCTAGAGCTAATCGTAGCTGCTATCCTCGGAGGGGAGACAGGTCTTCTTGAAGAAGTAAAACGGGGTGTTAAACCACATCACGTCTTAGGTAAGATTATCTTTGGCAAGGACTGGGACGAATTAACCAAAGAAGAACAGTTCAGAGAAAAAGCAGTTCTCTTTGGTACTCTTGGAGGTCGTACTGCCCGTTCTATAGCAATAGAATTTGGCATCTCTACCTATGAAGCTGAGCATTGGCAGGCTCTTTGTGTGAATAAATACCCGGGCCTGCTACGTTATAAGAATAAGGTTGAAAGAGAGTTCTACGAAACGGGTAGTATTACCACAGCCTTTGGCACTTCCAGGAAAATAAACTCAGTAACACAAGCTTATAACAACCCCTTTCAAGGCTCTGCAAGCTTTATAACTTTAACAACTCTTAACGAGCTGTATAAAAAAGGTTTTGATATTAGACTTACAGTACACGACTCAATAGTGATACATACAAAAAGAAAGGAGGTGAGGGAGGTTGTTAGAGAGCTAGCTAAGATAGTTGAAAGGCCAATTAAACAGCTAGGTAATTACAGGTTCAAAGCTACGTACAAATTCGGTCATAATTGGAGTGAACAGGAGGAATTGAAACATGACAAAACAATTTAAAGCTTTACAGGTTAAAAAAGAGTTTAGCTACTCAGGGCCTGATAAAGGGCTACTTGAATGGTTTGAGAATCCTGGTGTACGTGAAGTAACGTTAGTAAACAAAGAGTTCACCTCACTATGTCCAATAACAGGGCAACCCGACTATTCTGAAATTACAATAACTTACTATCCGAAGGAAAGGTGTATAGAGAGTAAGTCTCTAAAGCTTTACTGTGTAAGTTTTCGCAACTACGGAGCATTCACAGAGAAGCTTGCCCAGCACATAGCACATGACCTACACGAAGTCTTAGAATGCCAGGTAGAAGTACTTGTAGCTTCCGTATCAAGAGGGGGAATTACAGTATGTGCGAAAGGAGTAATCTATGATTAAACTTTCATTTGAAGTTCCTATAAAGCATTTAGAGGCTTTTGAGCACCTTCAAGACTTTCACTTCTCCTTAAGCTTTTTGTACAAATATCCAGAGTACAAAGAGTTTATGCTAAGAACTAAGAAAGAGTTATGGCTCGACAACTCCACGAACGAGCTTAAGCAACCGGATAGCTGTTCTCTACTGTCTAAGCTCTATACTGAGCTACAGCCTACCTACGTTGTTGCACCTGACCATCCTGACTGGAATCAAGAAACCATGCTTAACTCTTTTCTTAAGCTTCAAGACTGCGGAGTACCTCCTGAGAAGATTTGCGTCATTATACATCACCCTGACTGGATCGGGCACTTTAAGTCTTATGAAGTTAAGCACTTCGCCGTGCCTTATGACTTTAGGTATTGTACTAGAGAGAAACTTAAACGTTTCGAAGAGTGTCACTTCTTAGGCTTACTATCCATACAAGAGCTTAAGATAGCTAAGCCAGCAACATGCGATACCTCCATGCCTATTAAGTTAGCCTTACTAGGACAAACAATGGAAGACTGGGTGTCAAATGGTTGTCCTCATCTACACTCTACTCCCGGGTTCTTTAACTTAACTTTAAGTATAAAGGAGTTGCAATTAGCTAAGAAGAATATACAAGAGTTGAGGCATCTCTTAGATGAAGAAGATCAGGTCAACCACCCTAAGCACTATACGCAAGGAAGTATCGAAGTGTTAGATTTTATACAGGATCAGAACTTGCCTTACCTTCCAAGTGCAGTATTGAAATACATCTGCCGTTATAGGTTTAAAGGTGGCCTTGAAGATTTAAAGAAAGCAAAGTTCTACCTAGAACGGTTAATAAGGGAGCATGAAAATGAGGGTACTAGTCCTTAGTTCTAGAACTGGTAAAGCGTTGAAGTTACTGCATGCCTTATACCCTGTACACACTGCAGTATCGTTACACGCACCACCTCCAGGTGTAGCCTGGATACTTTACCCAAAACAAAACTGGTCTTGGCTAAGAGAACAAAACTTCGACATAGTCATTTCCTTAGGGTTTATGTCTCACATTCCCAATTTACTCTTTGAACACATCCCTACGTTTAACGTCCATCCAGGCAAACTGCCGGCCTTCAAAGGTAAGGACCCTCATATACAGGCCCTCAAGGCCGGTGTTGAATGGACCGCCGTAACAATTCATAAAGTAACAGAGGAAATAGATTGTGGAGATATTCTAATGGAGGTGCCGGTTAGAATAAACAAAAACGACACACCTACCAGTCTTGAGGAGAGACTTAGACTCGTGGCAGTATATGCAACAGCTTCACTACTATATGGCATATCAAAAGGAGAGTGTAATGAAAGATAAATGCATTTGCTTAATTAGTGGAGGAATGGACTCAGCAGTAGCTATGGCTTGGGCAGTTTATGAACAAGGGTGGGAAGTATACCCGGTTTGGTTTAACTATAATCAAAAGCATACTAAGGAGAAAAAGTATGCAAGTGAAATATGCAGCTTATTTTCTTCTTATTCTCTTAAAGAGGTAGTGCTAGACATGGATTGGTGTAGTAGCTGTCTTCTAAAAGGAAGAAAGGAAGTAAAGGGTACTGCTTACGTCCCAGCAAGAAATATCATACAGCTTGCCTACGCAGGAGGTATTGCCTTAGAGATTAAGGCTAAGCACATCGTAGGAGGATGGAACATTATAGACTTTGGAGGTTATCCGGACTGCCGTCCAGCATTTCTTGGTCTTATGCAAGATGCTCTCTGCGTAGGAATGAACTATAAAGTAACTATACATGGACCGTTGCTTCACTTAACAAAGGCTCAAATCATTCAGCTGGGCTTGAGCTTAAAAGTTCCTTTTGAGAAGACATGGAGTTGTTATCGCGGGGAGAACAAACCATGTCATAAATGTAACTCTTGTCTTAACCGGGATAAAGGGTTTAGGGAAGCGGGAGTAAAAGATCCTCTAGACTTAGTTTAAAGGAGGTTAAATGGACATATTTACGCTTATTAGAAACTTCTTTAATGAGAGTAACCGGGGTGTCTGGAGTAAACGGGAAATCCTTCTTGCCTTAGATACCTTACGTCATAAGTATATGAACGAAACTACAAAAAAGCTTCAAGAAGAGATAAGTCGAGATATCAAACAAAATCGAGAGGAGTCTAAGCTATGATCATAAGATTTGATGATGTAACTGAGATGCTGTTGGATATAGACAAAGTTGCTCTTATTAGTAAAACTAACGAAAGTACTCCAGACATGATAAGAATAAAGATAATATTTGAGGGCAGTAACAACGCAACCGTTGCTGACATTTCTCTACAAGAATGGAACTTTATATTGAAATACCTGCCTACACAAGTGATTTATGATGCTAGGAGGAGGTAGAAGTTATGAGCTTAATAAAAGGAGCACTCCTCTTCTACCTTCTTCTTCTCTCAGCCTGGTTTACCTACTTCTTAATAAAGCTAAGCTGGGAGCTTCGAGAGTGGTGGAGAAGGAAGAGATGGTTAGGAAGGAGGTTTAATGACCTCACGAAATGAAAAAGAGTTCGACTCTCTTGAAGAGTTTCTTCCAAAGGAAGGTTGGTTAGGTAAATACCTTCACTTTACAAGCGGCCTTGAAGTGTGCCCTCGTTTTCGTTTCTTCAGTGCCTGCTGTGTAATGGGTACCGTGATAAGTAACAAGGTATGGATCCAGCGGGGCGATGAAGGCTTACTGCCCAAACTCTTCCCTAACCCCTGGGTAATCCTTCTTGCTCCTCCAGGTAGAGGGCACAAAACAGCATGTATTAACATGGCCTGCAACTGCCTCGAGCAGGCTACGCCGAACGCTCGCGTTCTGGCAGATAAGCTTACTCCTGAAACTCTGGTTAGGAATCTTAGTGCTCCGCAAACCTCAGGTGAGCGAATCCGTATCGGCCCACGGGATGCAACAGGCCTGATCAAGGCACCAGAGATTTCAGTGTTCTTCGGCAAGCAACAGTATAACGTAGGCATGGTCTCCTTAATAACCGATCTCTACGACTTCCGTGAAGTATGGCGAGGCGAGACAATTGGCCGTGGGAAGGAAGTTCTTAAGAATAACTGCATCTCTATTCTAGGAGGCTCGACACCTCAATGGCTTCAACATATGCTTCCGCAAGACGCCTTCACAGGCGGTTTTATGAGCCGCTTCATTCTTGTAGAGATGCCAATTAACTACTTTAAACGTGTTACACTTCCTAAAAAGCCTTCAGGCTCTAGTTGGAAATCTCTTGTAGAAGGACTTCGAGCTTTTGAAGAAGTTAAAGGTAAGTTTGAATGGTCAACTTCCGGCCTTAAAGAGTATGATATTTGCTACACTGAAGGTCAGCCTACAGGTAATGTTCAGGAAGATGCTTATCGAGAAAGAGAGAGTGAGCAGACACTTCGTATAGCAATGCTCTTAGCGATCGATAAGGGAAGACTAAAGCTTGATGGGCCGGATGTACTTAAAGCTAAAGAGATAATTTATTGTCTTAGGAAGGAGGTAGGCTCAAGGATTGAACAGCTCTCTACCCATCCAAGAATGCAGATCGTTTCTGATATAGAGGATCTTTTAAAGATTCATGGTAAGCTTAGTGAGATGGACCTGCTTAATAGGACGTATAGGTACCTTTCCCAGGGAGAGAGGCAGTTCTACGAAGCGATTAACATCCTTCGTAATCGTGGTGTTCTTTGCGTCGAAGACTCAGGCGAGAAGAAGGGCGATGGTACACGAAACTGGGTTTTTAGTCTTAAAGGAAAGGAGGTAAAATAAAATGTTCTGGGTAACTCTTACTGTAGGTATCTTCATTGGATTCTTCATAGGTGTTCTAGCCATGTCGGTCTTGCAGATAGCTCGTGAAGGGAGGTGAGCCAGGATGATTAAAAGACCAATGCTTGCTGGCAAAGCAGACTTATCAACTCTTAAGTACCCCGTTCTTTGCACCCCTAAACTTGATGGCATTCGTGCTCTTAAACTCGAAACAAACGGGTCTCTCATCTCGCGTAACTTCAAGCCCTTTCGCAATCGAGAGATCAATAAGAAGTTCAGATGGCTTCCAGCTGGAGTAGACGGAGAGCTTGTCATTCCATCAATAGCCTTTAACGAGATAAGCTCAGCTGTAATGGGTGAGTACTCTGATATTAGCAAAGTCGAATACTGGATCTTTGATTGGTTTGGTGGCTTTGAAGAAGGGAAGAGAGCTTACTACGACAGGATCACTTCAATAGCTAATGCTCTTCCTAAAGCTAGTGATGTGTCTATTCTTACTTTCCGTACCATTGGTAATGAAGATGATCTCCTCAAGTATGAGGATGAAGTCCTTAAGGATGGCTATGAAGGTGTGATGATTCGCTCGCATGACGGACCTTATAAAGAAGGTCGGTCGACAACAAAGGAAGGCTACTTGTTAAAGCTGAAGAGATTTGAAGATGGCGAAGCCATCATCCTTGACTTTGAACAGAGAATGATCAACCTCAACCCTCAAACAAAAGATGCCTTCGGTCTTGCAAAGCGTAGTAGTCATCAGGCTAACCTTCAGCCTAGTGGAATGTTAGGAGCCTTCGTCGTTAAGGACATCGAAACGGGAGTTGTCTTTAGTGTTGGGTCCGGTCTGGATGAAGCACAGAGAAAGGAGATCTGGCTTAACCAGGAGACCTTTAGAGGAAAGATTATTAAGTACAAGCACCAGGAGTGTGGATCAGTTGACAAACCACGATTTCCTACTTTTCTTGGATTTCGTTCATAAAGGAGAATAGAGATGATCTATTGGAAGAAAATAGTTACCTTACTAAAAGCCCGTATCCCTCAGCTTGAGGATGAAGATAACATCAATGACATTTTTATTCATTAGATTTAAGTCTTAAGAAGATAGCTTGGCAAGAGAGGAGAGAAGCATAATGGCATTTTGGTATAATAAGAAGGACAGACATCTCTACATAGGGTCAGCAGGCGGAGTTAAATCATACGCTAGAGCTCTTATGGAAGAGCACCTTAACAGATTCTTAACTAAGAATGAGATAGTTCATCACATTGATGGCAATTCTCTTAATGATAATTTCTCCAATCTAAAGCTAATAACTAGAGCAGAGCATACAAGCTTTCATCATACAGGTAAACATATTTCTGAAAAGCATAAAGAGGGAATAAGAAAAGCAAATACAGGAAGACGATTTTCAGAAGAAGCGAAGAAAGGAATGGGTAGGGCAATGCGAGGAAAGACACACTCTTTAGAAACTAAGGCCAAAATGAAACAGGCTCAGCTTGAGAGATGGAAGTTCAGAAGGGAGGTGTTAGATAGGTGATATATTGGCGTAGTACTATAGAAAAGCTTAGAATGAAAGTACCTCAGCTAGCAGATATAGAAGACGTAGACGAGGTATTGTTTGAGTGTTACTGCGACCTCACAATGAGCATCAAGCAGATTGCAGATCTCTGCGAAGTAAGTCCTTTTGCTCTTCGAGAGAAGCTTCTCAAGACAGGCATCAACCTTAAGAAGAGAGGAGGACCGAGAAGGATAGAAACGAAGTTCTTACAAAGCGATCTTGAAGAGATGTCTCTAAAAGAGCTTTGTAAGAAGTATGGTGTGAGTAAAACTACTGTAGAGAAAGCAAGGAGGAGGCTGAAAAGGAGTTAAGAAGTGAGTCCTAAGGACATGAAGAGGAAACAAGTAATCAAAAAGAGCTTCATTCAAGAAAAGCCTAACATACAAATGAGACAGATTCTTACATCTCATCACCCAACTCATAACGAAAGAGTTTGGTTAGCGGGCCACCTGCTTTGGGCTCATAACGATAACGCTGATAAAGTGTGTAAGGTTATCCATACTACCAATCTATGGGATGATTACGATAGGAAGACAACTAAAGCTCAGGTGAGTAGTGTCTTGAGAGCTAAGAAGTCTCCTAGAAGGAACTCTGTTTCTATTTCTACTCCCTCTTCATGTCCAGAAGGTAGAGACCTAACTTCGGAAGAGGTTGACAAACTTGAAAAAGAGTTCGATTGGGACAAAGCTCAAAAGGAAGCCTTTAGACAGACTGAAAAGATGAGACAGTGCTTAGAAAAGGTCTGCTATCTTGAACCTGATTGTTATGAAAGGCCTTGTAGGTGGGTAAAGTGAAAGGAGGTTGAAGAAATGATGACAAAGACTATTAGATTTAAAACTGGTAAGAATAAAGGAGCTTTGAAAGCACTACGCTTCCAGATGCCTAAGAATTCTCACGGTAGGTATACTTGCTTTTCAATGGCCTCTGGGCACGCAGGAGAGATGGGAACAGTAGGAGGAGTACAAGTACCTAATTTTCTACATATAAAGGAGATCAGGTTAACTTTCAAATACTAATCCTCTTCTTCCTCTTCACCCTGACTCATCAAATACTCCTGGGCACTCCTAACAATCTCCTCTTGCTCTTCAGGAGATGTTGCGAACCGCAACTGTCTTCTCATCTCTTGCATAATCTCTGCTCTATGGATCTTATCAAGAGCTGCCTTCCTTCTAAACGCCGCTTCAGGAGAGACTGTCGTTATCCTAAGACCAAACTGGCCCGCCAAAGCCTCCTCTGGTGAAGGAGCTTCAGGTGCTTCCGTCAATGCATTATACACAGCCTTCCAGTCTGCTCCACCAGGTACTACCGCCGGTGCCCATTGCTGCCAAGCGTAATTCAACATCTTCGCTGCTTGAGTAGGATAAGACTCCCAGTCGTGCCAAATCGGAGCACCACCAAACTTCTTATTAAGCTTCCAAGCTGCCAGAATATTACCGACCGGATTCTGAAAGGCTATCGTAGCAAGTGAGCCCGGTGACTCCTCACCTTTCTGCCTAATCTCCGCCAGATCGCCAATGCCTGGAATCATCCACGTTAGATTAAGCATCTTCAACTCACCCTCTGCACCTCGATAGGGCAGCATTAACATCAACGATTTGCCAATATAATCAGGCATTACCTTCTTCATACTCTCCCACTCCTCTTCACTCATACCAATCTGATTGAGAGCATAACCATTAAGATAATACCCAAGAGCGACCCACTTACCAAAGCGTAAAGGATGCTTCACTGCTGTCTCTGCTGTCAACGGAATAGCCTTGCTTGTCCAAGTAGCAAATGGCGCACCCCACCAAGCAGTTCGGAGGCGAGCAAGTGCTGGAGTAACCTCCTGATAGTTAAACGTCCACTTCACAGCGTCCACTGCAGCTTCTACCTTGTTCATTCCTAGCTCACGATTATGAATATACTTCGCAAGCTTAGCCCAGGTTTCCTCGGCCGCGTAAGCACTACGTGCCGGGCTAACTGCACCATCATAAATCCGGTAGATCATATCAGCAACTGAGTCTCCGTGCCTTGCATTAGCTAGTGGACGGAAGAACTCCTCACCTGTAGCAAATCGTGTCTCACCTGCCAGCCTAGTAAACTCCTTAAACAAAGGGCCTTTTCTTAGTACCTCGTTGAGAGACCGTATGTAAACATCTTGTCTCCAAAATGGTAAGCCGCCCCAATCGTTAAGGATGACATTACTCATCAAGTTCCTGAAATGAGCAGCCGGTCTTAAAACAACCTTGTTTGTCTTCCAAGGCGTTAAGAAGAACTTCTGATAAAGATCATTCGCAAAGCGATGCATCTTCATCATGCCCTCCAGTTCAAGCTCTAAGTCACGCGAAACATACATTCCTTTAATCTTAGGATGGATTGATTCGACGAAGCCCAACTTCATCACGGGTGAGACCACCCCCGGATTCTTTACAAGCTTGTCAATAAGAAAGGTCTCCATCGCATGGCTTGAAGCCTTCGCAGCCTCAACTGGAGTCATTGCCGTCATATCGTAAAGCTGGACAGCCAACTTCTTCATCTCTGGGTTGACGGTCGGATGGGTGATAATCTCATCTAAGAGGTTTTGAGCTTGGGTGTAGGTAACCTGCCCACTTTGTAGACCGGCCCTACGCTCAAACTGCTTGGTATAACTCATTATCGTCCTAAGAGGTAATGATGAGGTTGCTTGTTCAAGAGGATGGACCATCAGCTCTCCGAAGTGCTTCCTGAACGCATCCTCATAGAGAGGCTGAAGACCTAGTTTATTAATTGTGATATCAACTTCTTGCAGAGCTGCCTGAGCAGCCGAGCTCTTCAACTTTGCTGAAGGAGTGCCAGACAGACCTCTTATAAACTCTATCCTCTCACTAGGCAAGAGGTCCTTAGTAGCCTCCTTAACATCTCGTGAGAGATTCTTCGTAAAGGTTTCCTGAACTCTAGCACTTCTAAAGGTTGCAGCTACTTGCTTAGCCTTAGCTCCTCCTTCTCTCATCCTCTCGATTGCTGGTTTGAAAGTCTCACCTAAAGTCTTAAACACCTTCTCCGTTGTTAAGCCCTTCCCACCTTGAACAACCTGTGTTAACTTCCTAGCAAAGATGTTTGGTAGATGACCCGACTCGATTAAAGCCTTTCCACCAAGCGCTAACCCAGCGCCCTTCAATGCTCCTTCTAAAGGCTCTTCATCAGTGAGAGCTCCCACCGTAGCACCTACTGCTCCTATACCTGCGATGGTAGGTATGGAGTGAGACTCCCAGACGAGGTCTGCTACCTTAGCCCAGTAAGGCTTAAGCGGTGAGAAAGGCCAGCCGAAGACACGATACAACCCCTTAAAAGCAGGTACGAAAACCTTCCCAAGCAATCCAAACCCAGCCCCCATTGCACCAGCCCAAGCTAAATCCTCAGCTACATCAGCTGGACTTGGTGGACCAAGTTTACCGGGTCGCTCACCCATCACCGAAGGATCGAAGGCGATGGCATGTGCCACTCCAGCTTCCTCCTTAACTTCCTTCTCCTGGGGAACTTCTCCCGTCATAGCAAAAGGAAGTTGAAAGGCTGACCATATAGCAGCATTCTTAACAAGGGCAGGGAGTAGCTTACCTGCAATGTTAGGACCGAGCCTAGTGGCCATAGAAATGGTAATGGGGTTGACAATACCAGCAGTCATAGCGGCAGCACCAAAGGCTAAAGCTTGCTTCGAGACCTCCTGACCTAGTTCTTCAAGAGGTCTAGTATAACCTTCAGCTGCGAGCTTAGCTGTTTCGATAGGGTGAGTGACTGCACTTACAGGCCCTTCACCAAGAAACATCTCAGCACCCCTGCGAAGCAGGCCTCGTGGCTCCTTACGAAGAACCTCTCCTCTCTCAATAGCTTCCTGCCTCTCTACATCAGCCCTCATCTTCTCTTCTGGTAGGGCATAAAGACCAGGTTCACGTTGAACAAGATCAATGGGCTCTCCACCTTCAGCTATAGGCTGAGGTCTAGGAGGTAGACCTTCTAGAGGACCTCCACCAAGCTGAATCGGTGGTTGAAGGCCTCCAGTCTCTTCGCCAAGAGGTTGAGCTAGAGCCTCGCCTGTAAGATTGATAGGTGGTTGGAGGCCAGATGCCTCTGCCTTCTGTTGAGAAGTTAGTAGTCCTCCTCCAATAATTGCTCCTGGAATAACCTTCTTAATAGTTCTCGGAAATTCCTTTTCCAAAATTCTGGCATAATCAGCTAAGGTTTTATTTTCAACAGTAAGACCATATTTTGAAAGTAATTGCCTGAACTCTTGTTTCAAAAACTCATCTTCAGTTCTATTGATTGACCCCCATAATTGATCAAACAAAATCTTATTAAGTTTAGGAGCAGCCTCAGCCTCACCAACTAAGTTAATAGGAGACATTAGGCCAGAAGCCGCAGCTTCTTGATCTAATCCTAACGAAGCTCCTACTGTGGTCGCTCCGGCTATAATAGGCCATCTAAGGTTTTTATAAAACAGCTTAACACTCTTAGGGTTCATAGCAATAACTTCTTGGGCTTCTTTGATACCATCAACATTATTCACTATAATTGCATCATACTTTTTACTAAGAACTCTTGACCATTTCTGATTCAGTTTGTTTAGTTCTGTCTCATCTAAGAGTTTAAGAGATGTTGCTTCTGAAGGTTTATTCATGTTAGCAAAATCACTAAAAGCCTGCTTTAGCTTACTTTCATCAATCTCTAAAACTCTGTCAGATTTTAAAACTCCTCTAACAACATCAACTGGGGCGTTAGGATGTCTCCTGCCTAAAACTTTTCTCACTGTAGTGTATTCTCCACCTAAACCTGTAGGAGCAAGTTTGGCAGCACTTTCAAGATTAGGAGAAAAATATACGCCTAAAGGTTTCCAGTCTTCCCAAAAATGTTTAGCTATTCTTGGATTTTCAATACCTTTTTCTAAAAGCTTCTCAGCGGTTCTTGGGTCAGTGATATGATAAATTCTTTTACCTTCTTTAGAAACCTGCCTGTAAATTTCTCTTACTGGTTTAGTTAGCGGTGCTGCTTCAGCCTCCTCCTCACCAAGTTGTGAAGCTAACAGTCCTCCTCCAGCAACTCCCAAAGTCCTTGTAATCCACTTACCTTGCTTTTTGGTTCTTCCAATAACAGCTCCAGGATTAAGAGCAACTACTTGAGGCAAGTGTCCTGCTCCCATAGCTACATCTGGAAAGATAGCTACATCATATTGTTTAGATAACCAATTAGTTAACTTACGTTGAATAGCTTCTTCTTCAGGTGTGCTTATTTCCTCTAACCAATTTCCTGCTTTAGTGTCTTCAAGAAGATTTTGAAAAGTAGCTTTCTGCTTTCCTTTTAGTGTTTTACTAAACTGATCTAGAGTATTATACCAAATCTCAACATTCTCAGCATTTAATACCTTTGCTTCTGGTTTTATTTCTCCTCTAATAATAGCTTCTGACATTTTCTTATATCCAAAATTAGTCTTTAACTCCTTCATTGTCTGTTTAGCTGACCAGGGATGTCCTATAACTATATCAGGGTTTAATAGCATAGGAAGATCGCCAAATTCTTTAGCAAAATATAATCCTCCAGGCTCAAGTGCTGTCATACCAGTTCCTGGCCATTGAGCACTCTCCTTACTAACAGGCCGCATTAGTTCCATAGGCTGCATAATACGATATATCTTTTTCAACTTTTCAGGGACCTGCTCCTTAACGACCTTCCTCCAAATAGCCTCTGGTCCAGCAGCTTCAGCCTCCTCCGGCTCTAAAAGCTGCGAAGCAACCAACCCACCACCTACCACTGGAAAGAACTTTTTCAGCCTCTCCGGAACCATCTCTTTAGTTATAGGCTCTTTTAACTTCTTGTCTTTCACTAAGCTACGAGCATATTCCCAAAGACGATCTAGCTCCTCTTTAGGTAAATTTTTTAAATACTCCTCAGGAGGAATCATTCCTTTAGGTTTAAGCCCTTTAGGAAGCTTAGGCGCTGCTTCAGCTTCTGCTGGTCCCAGACCTTCAACGATCTTTCCTGCAAGTAGTTCAGCTAAGCTAGGCATTATTCTACCCCTTCTGGCAATCCTTCCTGAAAGGCATCCCAAATCTTTTTAAGAAGCTTCGCCTCTCTAGGATACTTCTTTGCAAACTGTCCTGGATCTTGTCTCCATCTGCTGAAGGAAGAAATAAAGTAATCTCTACTAGCTGCAAACTTATGCTTTAAGTTACTTGAAGAGCGATAGGCCTCCCACAGATGTCCTTCTGCTGACCTCCCTCCACCAAAGCTCTTCCAAAGTGAATCAGCTAGCATTGCAGTCTGCAAGACCTCTGCGATCGCCGGTGCCTCTTCCCTTACACTGACTCCTCTACTTCGTAAGAACTGCTTTATTGGCATCTCAGGTCTAACATCCTCTGCTGTCAAGCCAAAGCGACGTAGACCAGTACTCACTGCCTCCTCTTCTGCCTCACCTCTCAACACCCCAGCAGCCGATCTAGTACTAGGAGGAATGATAGGCTGGAACTTCTGCCTAGTATAAGCCAGATCCCGTGCAAACGCTCCTGTCTCAGGCCCAGGCTTGAACTGCTCTAAGACCTTTGCTGAAGGCTCACCAAAGAGGCCTGGAGCACGATAACTTTCAGGAGAAGCGAAGTACCTAGCACGAGCCTCCTCAATAGGAAGGTTCTCAATACGAGAGGTCGTCTCACCTAGGAAACGACCCGGAGAGACTTGTCGTCCTACACCTCCTGTAGGAATGACCTGCTCTAAACGTCCCATCGCCTGCTCAACAGGAGGTTCGGTCTTCATAATCCTGTTGGCAAGGGACTCGGTAAGACGTCCTTCCTTATCCATCAATCTGCGAATGATTGCTTTCCATTGCTCTTTTGTGAGCTTAGTAAGTGGTTCGAGATACTTTGGCATTCTCCCTCTCCTTTTTCTCTACAGCTTTCAATTATCTTTCTTCCTGCCCTTCCAGAATACCCAAGGCATCCTGATACTGTCTTGCTAAGGCAAACGAGCTCGGTGTACCAGGAAACTTTCTATGAAGTTCTACTACCTGCCTCATCAAAGCAATCATACGCTGTTCAGCATCTTCCTTCTGCTTTGCTCCTCCGCCAAGCCAGCCGATCTTCCTCTCGGCAATAGGTTTGTAGAGCTCATTAAGATAACGTTGAACTTGATTGGAGAAATACTCAATATTAGCTGCTGTACCAGGATACTGAGGAACTACAGCATTAGCAGCTACTGCGTGCTTGTTCGTCCACTCAGCTAACTGGCTTAGTTTTTCATACTCTCTCTTATCACTCTTAATAACTCCCATCCCAGCAGGAGCTGTATATTGCTTCTCAAGAAAGGCAATCTGCTGGTTGTAGGCTTTATCAATCTCAGATAATAGAGTTTGTGTCTCCCTCGGAAGCTTCCCAATCACCGAGCCCTTTACTGCTTCAATCTCAATGTCAATCCTTCGTTTTTCAGACAGCATCCGTTCAGCCTGTGCATCTGCTAACCTTCTATTTGCTACTGCGTTTAGAGGATTTTCAATAAGTTCTTGTCTATACTTATCAGCTTCTAACAGTGCAGCCTTGTTTTGATTGCTGTAAAGCTCTCTTAAGAAATCAGGAGTTTCTGCTAGTTTTAAAGCTTCCTTATTTGCAATATATGTCTTTGCAACATCTGCTCCTAAAGCTCCACTAAGTATCATCGTTTCACTAGGCTGCTGTCCAGCTCTTGCAACCTCCTTCTCATAGCCAAGTAGCTGCTCTTTTCCGGGAGCAAGGCCAGTCTTGACCTCAAGCTCCGTCGGCTTTTCGGCCAGTCTTTTTGCAATGTCAATCTCTTCTTTCTTCAAACCTAACTTCTCCTTCTCAATTCCGAAGAGCTTCCTTTGAGCTTCCCACTCCTCATGGGCCTTACTTCCCTCTCTAGCATACTGAGCAATCTGAGCTCCCATCCTACCACCCCATTCCTGCGGAGCAAAACTACTAGCAAGCATACCTGCCAGTGCGACTGCACGATCGAGAGGTAACCCCTCCCTGCCTTCCTTACCTCCTATCATTGAAGTCTTCCAGAAAGCATAAGGGTTCTTCTCTTCAGTAGGCTCTCCAGCAGTTTCCCCGGTTGGTGTCTGGTCGGTTGGTGCTTGGTTAGCTCTTACGTTAGCTATATCAAGTGCGAATCTTCCTACCCCAGGAACAACCCCTCCCTCTTCCCTCTCTTCAGGTTGAGTAGGTAGACCCAGACCCTCAAACTTCATAGGTGGGGGATTTTCAAAACTCAAAAGTGGTCGATCTTGAAGTTCTTCAAGTCTCTTTCTTGCCCTAAGATTATATAAACCAGTCCATCCATCCATTTTAGTCCTCCGTTAACTAAAAAGACTTCCTGCAAGACCAAGTAGGCCGCCGGCTATAGCTCCAAGCGGGCCTGCACCCATTCCCATCATTGCACCTCCCCCAACTCCAACTCCAGCCCAACCTCCTATAGCACTGCCTACCGTAGCTCCCATTGCTGCACCGCTCAATGCTCCACTTATTGCCTTCGCTCCTTTTGATGCTCCAGCTACATCAGTTGTGGTAGTCATAGCTCCTTGCAAAGCTCCAGCAGCAGCTCTGTTATATTCTAACACGGTGAAAGGCCATAACCTATCTTTTACTGCCATAGAATAGTTTAAATCCGTAATATCCATATAAGCCGAGTAATAAAGCTTTATGATCTCAGCATAGGTTAATGTTACTGCCTTATTCCATTCAAGGTGAGCTTTCCATCTTTCCGAAGCTACAGGAATCATTTGATACTTCAACCCTGCACTAAACTTGGCTACAGACTTCACCCTTGCATCTTCTATCAACGACTTTCCAACTACAAAACTCGAGCTCATAACAGAATTAATATCTCTCATTCCAACTTCAAATCTTGGTAACACGTTGGCGACGATATCATCATCTAGCAAATCAGCCTCTGCGCTTACAAGATCATTTATAGGTCCTGAGTTTATCGTATCCTCATAGATCTGAGTGTACAAAACATCCACATCCAAGCCTGCCATGAACTTTCCATACATGTCATACAGAGAAGGAAAACTACTTATAGTATACCCCACTCCAAAGAAGGTATCACTTAGCGAGACATCAGTCCAATCAACGAAGGGAGAATCATCTCTAACTGCATCTCGATATTGCTGTTGTAATGTGAGTAAGTTTGTATGGAAAGACTCAATATAAGGAGCAAACCTCACCTCTGTTCTTTGATCTCCTCCTCCATCACCATCTCCAAAGCATAATGCCACACTACCTTCATATTCCTTAAACTCAGCATATCTCTCCTCATACACCTTCTTTACTTCATTCCACTCAAACTCAACCCGAGTGTATATTCTCATTGACTACCCTCCATCCTAAGAGTAAAAGCTCTAGAACTCTCCTTAAACCCCATAATTTCTCCTAAATGCCATATCCTTGGATTCTTCGACCTAAAGGTAATATCAGTACACCCTTCATGTTCTGCAAACTTTTTTATAACAGCAAAGGTATCTTTCCACTCTTCATCTTGAGAACGTTTCCAAGAGTATAAAATTCGTATAGAAAGGTTTTTTTCTCCAGTAACTTTGTTAATAGAAAACCTAGTTATAAATAAAGCCGAAAGCCTTCTCTCTTCATTAAGTCTTACGAAGCACTGACTTTTACTATTCAGAAGTGAATGTAGAAGTAAATTTAAGTAAGCTTCTCGATCCTTTTCAATAACTTCATCTACACTGACTACTGCAAACTTTATAGCCTCCCAAAATATTGGTATTTGGCTAGGTAACAACTTAATTACCATAAGTTATACACTCTTCCATTGACCTTAATATAATCAAGTTCAAAGTACTGATAAGAATCAGCCTTCACTCCAAACTGAAACTCTTGTCCATAACACTGAACGTAAGCAACTCCCTCACTGTTCAGAGTTTGCCAACCAGTCTGTCTAAAAGAGGCTGCCTTATCCAGACGATACCTAACAGCAGCCTTTAGGTCAATCGTTAGGTCAATTCCAAACTCCAATGACTCAATCCCTTTTCCTTTCCTTACTCCCATATCGTAGATATCAGACCATACTTCAAAGGTCGGAGTTACTATTGTAATAGGCGATATTACATAAGCCGTTCCTCCCTGATAACCAATTCCTGTGATGGTTGGAGGTCCTTTACCTAGGCTCTTATCATCAGGACTGTAAACGAATCCACGAACTCCATCACAGAGATAGAGCAGCCTATTCTCTTGATCCCAGCTCAAGACTGGATTCGTTAAGGCTACTAGATATTCAGAATAATCAAGTCTAGCCAAGCCTTCACCTAAGCTCCAAAGACTACCCTCCTTATCTACAAAGTAATGAGTTGATTCATCTCCAGCAACTGCTTGCTTTCCCTTTAGCCCTAGTCTGTGAATTGTGTTTAAGCCAAAGGCATTGTTGGATGGAGTTAGCACCGATACTCCATTCTCTCCGTACACAGCAATCTTGTTGCTTAGCTTCTTTATTCCGTAAATCCATCCCTTCCAGTCTAATGGTCTCTCACCTGCAAGGTTATCCTTACCTATAGTAAAATCAAGACTGCCAATTTTAGACCACTTAACCCAGTTCTTTTTGAGTAGCTCGGTTAAGACGTCTATGTCGCCCCAACCAAGAGTGATAGATATTATAGTGTCTGTTGCTATGTATCCAGCTACATCATCACCTAACGGCGTCGCTGTTACTAAGATAGGGTCAGGCCAGATAGTTACAAACCCTAAAGCTCCTACTGGAGTCGTTTCAATAGTAATAATACCAGCGTCCCAAACACCTGCCCGAGCCCCTCTGCAATTAAAGGTAATGTCTAGTTCAGGCCTTCTGTAAAAAGGACGGCTAACAAAACCACTAGCTGATGGACTTAAGGTAATAGAGATTACGTCAGCTACTATTAGTCTATTTCCTAGCTGAGTGGCTGTAACTACAATAGGATCAGCATTAATTGTTACAGGCATTAAGCTATCCTTACTTCGATATTAGCAATTGTGAAAACTCCACCATCAGCCTGAGTTTGATCACCACCAAAGTCAATATAACCAACAATTGGGTCAGCTATATTAACTGGAGCACTAGTTGCAGTTATTGTATCATCATAAATGATTGCCCCTGGAGTAGGACCGATGTTTCCTCCGTTAGCTGTCCAGGTGACATTATTACAGGTCATGTTAGCCCTATCGTTAGTGTCATCTTCGGCGACCACCTTATTAGCCAAATTTGCTCCTGGAGTAGTATACCCATAGCCGTTAGCAAGCTCGTTAGCACTAACGTTAGCCCAGCCATGATGAGTATCTTTATCAAAGGTGAAGCCGTTAGCCATCAAGGCTATTTTAAAAGTGTCATTCACACAATCTGCTAACTTACTCATTAAAACTAACTTGAATTTGTTCGTTGCTGCTGTTGCCATCTTATCTTCTCCTTTCTTTTAAATATATTACCACCCACTTCTTGCTGCCATTCCATATCTTGTTCTACACTCATCGTACCAAGTTCCCCATTCACTCACTGTTAACTTTACTCCACTATATAAAATCCAATCTCCAAACCCACCCTCACTTCTATAGCCAGCTGCTTGAGTTGGTGGATCAGCATTACAGTACTGTGTACCAAAAATTAAATAATTTGCTGTAGCAGTACCAGTTCCAGGATTCGGGGCAGCTCCAGTAAGCAATGTTCCATCATTCTGACAAGCTCTGAATATTCCATCGCTTGCAAGGAAGTAAAAGAACCATTTTGAAGCTGCTGCAACTGTAATAGCAGAGGAAGCTCCTCCATTAGCTAAATTAAAAGTAAGTGCTGTACCTGTACCAAGAGGTCTCAAGCCTCCTTGAATTCCACTTGTAATGACATCAGCCGCTGTAGAGCCTAAAATATTAGTATTTACAGGAAATAGAAAAGCACCAAAGGCAATACCATTAGCATCTCCAACAACTCTACTTGGTTTATTCCAAACAAAATCATGTGTACTAGCTGATGCTCCACTAACGCAGTATCCAAATCCAGTCTTAGCCGTCCAGAAGGTTCCTCTATTAGGAATGAGGATTAGATTAGGAAGAAGTCCACCACCAGAACTTCCACTTGTAGCGTAATTAACAATATCTGTTCCTGTACCTTCATTAAACTTATACCACGCAATCAAATAGTTGTTATAAAGTGGAGAAAATGGGGGTGGTGGTGGCACATAATTCTTAGTCCAATAACCACAAGGCTTGTGAATCGGAGTCACTGGCTCGTTAGTTCCTTCTTCCATAGACCAGATGGCATTTGCGTAGTTTGCTATATGATCACCTTCGTTATAGGAAGGCTTATCTTCATGCCCTACAGTCCAAGGAGTCTGCCCTTTAAAAGACTTCCAATCACCCACTATAATCTCCATCCATAGTTAGTGTTACGGGCAAAAGCGCATCTAACACTAAACCTTCAACAGGAGTGCCATGAACTGTAACAGTTACTCCCAACCCTACTACAGGATTTACCAAGGTAACAACATCGCAATCAACGTCAGGAGCTCCTATTACAACCTGTCCATTAAAATTACAGGCAGCTGCCGCATGAGGTAAGGTTGAAGTAGCATAAGTTTTACTCTCTGAACTCCTAACGACTGAAGCCCTACCATTTGTAAGGTAAATGTAATCAAAGAAGTCAACTGCTTCCCAAGGTCCTCCTGCTGTTAGGCCTGTAAGCTTTTCGCTTAGCGCTCCTGCCACCCATTCATAGATAGCGGTTTGGAAACACACAATGATCATGTTAGTAAAGACAAATATTTGAGGAAAGGGAAAGGCCGAGCTAACAGCTGAAGTGTCAAGACGAGTTAACTGCTCGATAGCCTGAAGAACTCCATCCAGGCCTACAGCACCTTCGCAGGTAGTAAGAAAGTTACTATTACGAGGCATTCTTTTGCTCGGCCTCAATCCTTTTGACAGCTGAGACGACTCGATTAAAAGTTCAAAGCTACCATCTTGTGCAAAGTCTAAACTCATATCTCTCCCTGACCTTTAAAATCCAGATTAGGTGGTTTAACCTTCTCCATGTCCAAATGCTGTAAAGTATCAATCCTTTTCTTAATTTCAGGAACGGCTTCCTTCAAGATATCCTCGTACTTACTGAGAGGATTCCTCCCTTCTATCATCTCAACTACTGAAGCTACGATGTCCTTCTTATCCTTAAACTCAGGATGATCGGCGTAAAACTTACTATTCAACTTGCTTAAGGCTGCATGATTTGCAATTAGGTTACCTACTGTGTCGGGTAACAGTAATAAAGCTCTCTCAACTGCTTTGTTTATAATCTCTTCTTTTTCCTTCTCATCTATCATGGCTGGCTTCCTACTCCTTGCATTAATGCTTCGTTCAATCCACTCTTCCTTCCCTCAATTATCTGCCTTGCTTTTGCGCTTAAGGTTAAAGGTAGGGTTATCGTATCCATAGCCTTCCCAACGTCAGCTTTCTCAAAGAACGCTCTTGCAATCGTTATTGCAGTCGAAACGATAAAGCTGTCATGATGATCAAAACCAATAGTATCATTTCCATTAGACACATCCGAAGGATAGGTAGAACGACTAACGGCCAGAACTGTATTAGCAGATGGTGTATCCTTAACATAAATCTTATCACCGAAGGTAGTGAAGTATTTAACCGCTCCTACATTTGCCGGGACGATGGTTTCCCAGACCTCCCAGGGAATGTACCACATTTTAAAGCTGCCTGTGTTATTCCAAACTCCTTTGACATCGAGCTGGTCTGCTAAATAAGTGCTTATATTAGCATTGTTAGAGTTTGCACTCACTGTTACATTATTAGCGATTAGCAGTTCAGGAGGTTCAAAGAGTATAGCTGCAAGTAAGATCGCGTAGTTAATACAAGCGCCTATTACCGTATCAGCAGCGGAGTCATCCCTACCGCCTAAACCCTTCCTAACCAAAGTTTCTAATGTTGAAAGACTGCTCGGCATTAGATCCTCCCATTTAATCTTCTTAGCTCTCTGAGTATATCTCTTTCAATCTTAACATCAAAGTATTCTTTCATGTCCTTCAACTCTTCCTTAATTGTACTACTTATTTCTTCTTTGACTGCCTTGGTGTTAGCCTTACAAACATCGGCGTGTTCGGATTTTGTTAACATATTTTTGTAAAGTATTCCTAGCAAACCCATAATCACACCTCCAACACTTAAACTTAATAACCACTCTGGCATCATAGCCTCCTATTCCGGTTGTCTCTTCACCCATGGGTTGTTCCAATACTCTCCGATCGGTCCAACCTTAGAAGATTGAAAAGGCCTAGCAACAAGTAATTGATCTGGTCTCGTTACTTCCTCACTTACAGCTGTACCAAGTAGTTGCTTTGCTCTCTGAAACCAATCTCCACTGCCTCCTTCAAGACTAGCTAAGGCCATATCAGTAGCAAGCGAGACTATGACATGATCTATTCGTTCGAAAGGAGTTGCATCACTTGAGTCTGTAAAGTCAGCAGCAGCAGGCCACTGGCTATACGAGATGTAAAGAGGATAGACATCATCAGGTATTCTAAACAATTCGATATAGCGTCCTCTCACTGTGTACCAAGACGACCTTCCAGTTCCTACTAGATCTGTGTAAGGAATCTTACTGTCAAGCTCTCTTGGTGGTACGTAGGTGAGCTTTCTACTATTAGCACTATCCATCAGCCTGATTGAGTAGATATCCTTAGGTCTTGTTAGATCTAGATCATCTTCGATGTGATATAGTCTCTTGTTATGAGTTATAGTACAAGCAGTGTTGGTAGAGTCTGTCAAGTCATCATGTACGGTGATTACCAAGGCAGTAACAGTCAGGATGGTAAGCGGCCCAGGATTATCATCATCATCTGTCGTTATTGAAGTTCCTGCTGTAAAGCCATCAGTTACGAAGGAGCCGGTTGCTCTGGTGATTGTATCCCCAGTCGCTGCAAAAACAACTGAGATCTCTCCTGAGGAGATTACTGCGGTGAAAGCATTGGTTGTATCGAGAGTCATTAACTCGTCGAAATCTTTAACCGAGGCAATAATTCGCTGAGCATCACTTATTGCTTTCTCAACCGCTAAGCGAGTGACACCATCGCTCCTTGGTTGGAGGTTAAGCATTATTTGTCTTATCAGCTCTGTATAAAGTGTAGCCATCAGATTTCCTCCTCCACGCAAGGGGTTGACGGACTCACATCATGGTTGCAAGTATGCCTCTTTGCAATTATAGATGTCTCATCCACAATATTTTCTTTGGAGATTTCCTCCATATCCAAGCGAGTAGATACAAAACCATCCTTTAAAACTTTAACTGATTCAATAAGAAGATCGTAACCCTTTTTAAAGGAATCTGGAATCAATCCTTCTCCATCAAGCTTAATTGTAATTTGAATATTTGCTTTTTCGTACGACATTTTCACACTCCGTAAATATATCTTGTTAGTTCATAATAATTCCTAATCTCCTGCGCCCCTTTGTTAATATTGAAAGTAACAGCATCAAAGAGAAATCCATTCCAATAACTCGTTCCATCTGAATATCTGAGGAAGTCTGTTACTGTTAAATCGTTGTTTGCGAGAAGAGTTTGGGTTGCTCCTATCTTCACTCCATTTTGATAGAAATCTACCGATGTCCCATTCCGATCAATCGAAAACAAAACAGGTTGCCCGTATGCTGCCGAATGGGTTACGGTGACTTCTGTCGTGCCCACGTTGTAACCGCAAGCTGTCGGGGTCAATCTTAATCCATGATAGTTTGCTGCCCCGCCATGAATGACTCCAGAAAGCCCTCGATACAGAAGCCAATAATGAAGGGTATGGACTGTGCCGAGATTTAAGGATGTATGAACGAATCTGTCATCAACACCGTCCCCAAACCATCCTAATCCTGTTTGACCAGGGACTGAATAAATCGTATAAGTGTAATTAGAAGAATCGTTGTAATTAAAAAGTGGAGCCTTTGATTCCCAATTAAACGTTGACCCTCCTTTTTGATTGACAATGGTAACGCCTGTTGGTGAGGGGGTGAGGACTTGCTTGAGGGAAGCCTCATCCCATAAAGTTGTTTGAGTTTCACTACCTTTTGAAAACAACCAGAAATATGCAGCAGTGTATGGTGTGTTGGCATAAAATGATTTTAAAGTCCATTCAACAGGTGCAGTAAAAAGTAATCCAGTACTAAGTGTCCAACCAGATTTGCATATACTGAAATTTAAATTTACGGCCCCTGCAGTTCCCTGTTTTGCATAAGCAACTAATTTATATAATGCAGATGAAGTGGTTGTTACGGTGGTATCGATTGCTCCAGACCAAACCGTTCCCCCAATAGTACGGGTATTCTGTAAACAATTATTGCTTTGCCCCCCAGAAACAGAAGCTAATGTCGCACTGTCGCCGCTCCAACCCGTTGTATTAGCATCAAAAGTTGGATTATCTAAAATTTCACTCCCCAACGTCTCCCCAGTCCCCGCCGCCTTGATATAACCCTGAATCACCCTGCCAGCGGAATCCTTGATCACAAGGAGATCGTTGAGGTAGTCAGTCAATACATTTGCGGCAGAGAAGTCCACAAAGGAAGTGCCATTAACTGCACTAATCTTCATGTTGGCTTGAGTAACAGAACCAGAGGCAACAGGGATGAGCATGGGGTATGTGCTTGGAATGGCCCCACTAATAGTCCCGTGGTTGTTGTTGCCCGACATATCCCAAATCTTTGACTGCTCCGCTCCATACTTGTAGAATGGAAGGTAGAGCTTACAAGAAGGATCTAGATCAAACCCTCTCCTAATTCTCATTACCTTACCTCACTAGCAGGATAATACTCAGGGTTTATCGTAACGGCTACATTAGCTGCGCAGTTAGCATTTGCCGTAATTCCATAGGTCCAGTTTGGCCGAACTACTCTCTCAACAAGAATCAAGTGGTTAGCATTCTTAGCAAGCCCTGAGATACTATACCTTGGGTAGCTATTTGAGTCGTAGATATCAAACGTAAAGGTCACGGTATTGGCCGAGTTTGCTATAATAACCTGCACCTCTCTTGTAGTACGGCTCGTAAAACTACCAGTAATATTCGCGCTCTGTCTTGAAGTACTATTTACAGGAACTGTTATACTATGGCCCATCTCATTTCTCCTTTCCAAAGGCCTTACTCACAGCCTGACCTCTAACACTTTTCTTAGGTTTAGGCATAAGGTATCCACACTCCATACACTTAAGCCTACCATCATATAAAGAAATCATCGTCCCTCCACACTTAGGGCAGTCCATTGTTATCCTCCCTTCTTTTGGGTGAAATATTGAAATAGATTCCAAATACAGACTGCAAGGAGACTCAAATTAAGAAGATGAATTGGGAATTCAATTCCTGTTATCAACCACCAGAGGAGGACAACGATAATTCCACCAACCTTTACCTGCCAGAGGCCGAGCTTCCTGATGATAGGATTCAACTCTCTCCCACCGGCTTTGAGTATCCTTCTTGTCAACCAAAAATCAACTCCATTTAAGATGATGAAAAGAACTATCCAAAGCATACTTCACCTCCTGAGTAAAGATTTCCTTCAGCTAATCTTCTTTTAACTAACCCTGCCAACCTTTTTCCTCCTGCCCAAACCCACCTCAAGAGCTCATCAGGAACTGTATAATGCTCTTCCCGATTTAGTTTTTGTCTGAGAGTCGATCTCTGCAACGCACCACCACCAAGATTGAAGGTGAAGCTGATAAGAGCATCATACTGGTAATCTTCAAGAGGAACATTAATGAGAGAACAAACACTTCTCTCAGCAACCTTGACATCTTGGGATAATAAAACAAGTGCTTCTTCCTTAATGATTTTAGTAAAGGTTTCTTGTTTAAGGATTACATGCCCATACCCAATTGTTCGCCACCCCCCACTGCAAATGTAAGGGGTTGGTCGAAACTCTTCAAAGAATTTAATCAGATATAACCCTGCCTGTCCAGTTTCTCTAACTTTCATTTTTTGATGAATATCTTTTGAAAAGTTCGATTCCCAAACCAAAAGGTGATGATAGTACAAAAGATCGCAACATCCATATCAGACCAGACTCTAATGTAAAAGGTAATGTAATCGGTCGAAGCAAGTTTATAACTACTCACTACAATGGGGATTTTGATGTATGCATAAAGAGCAAAAAAGCAATAAGTAATGACTGGTCGTACAGAAGCGGTGAGAGCATCAATCCAGAGAATCCCAGATGGTTTCATTGAGTGATAGAGAGCTTTTGTTTCTTCAATATCAGCTGTTGCATTGATCTCCTCAAGACGTTGGATGTGCCCTGCTTTCATCATCTCCATCTGCATTTTGAGAATGCTGCGCTCATGCTCTTTATCCTTTTTGTCCTGCCAAAGTTTGAGGAGATTTGGGATTAAGCCACCAATTAAACCAAGAAGTGAACCAAGAAGTGCAATCATAAAACCTCCTTATGATTATTCATTCCAAATATCTCTTTCATTTATTGAGGAATCTCTTAATGCCTTCTCATATCCCGCCAAAAGTTCATCGATTTTAACCATTTCCCTATCTATCATGAACAGGGCCTGGACTTCCGTATATTTCCCTTTTCCAACAAGCTTTATAATAGCTCTCGTCTCTAATGCTCTGTTCCTTGTATCTGCAATTAGACCTATCAGAAGGTTCTTGCTCATTCATTTTTGGCCTTTTCTACTCGATTGACATATTCGCCAAATCCAATCGGCTTAAATAGATTATCGCACTTCACAAATTCCTTACCCCTGCAAGCTGGTAGCCAATAGCAGAGAACGCAAGCATGTTTTTCGAGCATTGAGAAATAGTCTTCGTGTTCTTTCACAACAATCCCAGAGAAACAAGCTTCCTGAAAGTTTCAAATGCCCCATTAATAACTATCTTCTCATCAGCAGCAAAAGTTTGACCCCTTCTAAAAATGTAGATTGTAAACTTCTGAGTAGATTCTGTATATTCAAAAATACACCCTGAACCACTAATACCAATAACTCCTTTCTGATCTCCCCATTGAGGGACAAAAGCCAGCAAAAAATAATAATTTTCCCCATTAACTGTTCCCTCGAACTCAAGAAAATAGTTCCCTGATTCATTTGGGGTTGTTTTCAATGCCAGTTCTTTTGCTTTTTCAAAAGGAGCTGGAATAGTTTTTGGTTCACCAAATGCCAACCCACAGCCCAAAAGAATCACCAATAAGGTAAACATTATTTTTTTCATTCTTTCCTCTTACTTCTTTCCTCTCTTCTTCATCTGCGCTTCCTTTATACCAAAGGCGGCTGCGATGGCCATTTGACGGGCCTTCTGAGGAGACTTACCTTTTGCAAAGTCTCCACCTTTGCGGTAGGAATGCATTAACTCTCCGATGTTCTTACTCACTGTTTTTTGTGAAGTACCTTTCGCCAACGGCATCTCTCATCCTCCCTTCACTACATCAACCTTCTTGATCTGAACTTCAACAGTCCAGCTCTCCTTACCTCCTTGCTCTTCACGCATTCTAAGCTCAATGACTTCACCCTTGCCGGTCAGAGTGATCTGGTCACCTACCTTGAAGGTTTTGAGCTTTGGCATTTTACTGACCTGCTCTTGTTCAAAGCGAAGTTGTAAGCCGTAAGGGTAGCGCTCCTTCGGAGAGGGCATTGGCACTGGCCTCTCTGCCTGAGCTTCTTTATAACAAGGCTCAGGAGGAAGTTTCATGTCAATGAGCTTACTAGTTTTATCAACCTTACTGAAAGCTTCTTTTACTGCACTTGGATTATTCATCTCTTCTCTCTCCTCTCCCTAATCTCTGCTTGAAGTCTTCAATCATTCTTTCCAGGCCTGCCATAAGACTAACCTGAGGCTTCCATCCTAACTCATATATCTTAGAATTATTAGGAGGCCTTTCACTTTGAACATACTCTGGAATGATCTCCAACCTACTCCTACTCTTTGTCAGCTCAATGATTAGCTCAGCAAGTCGATGAACAGTAACCTGCTCATCACCACCTACCTCTACAGGAGCCGGGCTGTTAGAAAAAAGTACCTTAAGAATAGCCTCTACCATATCATCAACGTAGCAAAGGTTTATTAACTGTCCTCCTCCTATTAAGGTTATTGGTTCGTCTCGAAGAGCCTTCATAATAAACGCCGGGACGGCCCTTCCATCATCAAGCTTCATCCCTGGCCCGTAGGAGTTAAACATTCGAATTATCCTAGTTATTACTTGATACTTTCTTTGGTAAGCAGCTGTCAAGGCTTCTGCAAATCTCTTTCCTTCTTTGTAAACAGATCTTTCAGCAGTAGGATCTCCTGACTGATCGATGTGAGCAGTCGAAGCAAGAAGAAAAACAGCTTCCTTTTCTTTGGCCATTTCCAGCATCGCCAGAGTGCCCTGAGAATCTGCCATTAAAGTTTCTATTGGCATTTGCAGGTGATCTTTCGGCGAGGGATGAGAAGCAAAGTGTAAAACAAAGCTGATAGGCTCTTCAATCCCCTCATTAAAGCTATTTGGTCGAATCACCTTATGATCACGGACAGAGAACTTTCGACTGAGATGTGTACCAAGAAAGCCATTTGCGCCTGTAATCAATACATTCATCTCTCGTCCCTCCCCCAGTTCTTTAATAGGTAAGGAGTTAAGAAGCGTTGCTCGTTCAGACTCTGATAGATCCCATAGCGTTGAGACACTCTATTCCTCCACCATTGATCTTTGTAAGCAGCCAGTTGCTCTTGTTCTTCTGGATGAACCAGTTTGAGATCATGAACTTTGCAGTTGCCAGAAGCAGCCTTCTTAGAAAAGTTCTTTATCCTCTCGAGGTTTCGTGGGGAGATGTCATCAACTCCTTCTGTTGACACCCGGCGCTTCAAAGGAATCGAGCCTCCACACATCGGGCAGTATTGCTCGATCTGTTCTCTGAAATCTTTAGTAGTTCTCCACCACCATCCTGGTTCGACTGGCCAGCCGCCGTTCATGTCGAGTAACATGCTTAGCGAAGCTGCTATCTCACAGAAGAAAGCCCCGTGAGGGTTGATGGAGGCGCTCCATGACATTTGAGCCCAGCATCTATCGATGGAATACCACATCTCTTTTCTTTCATCTTCCTGAAAGACCTCATCAATTGCTACAAGGAAAGGATGGTGGTAAATGTCATCTCGAGTGTGATCATTTACAAAGATGTGTTCGAAGGTTTCGCAGATCGTTTCACGATAGTGTTCGTACCCTGCAGGTAGAGAAGTCCACAGGCCAAGCTGTTGCTTTGGAATCTTGCTCAGAGCATATTGACAAAGCTCCTCAAACTGTGGGTGAAGGAGAGGTTCGCCTCCCATAATACCCGTCATTTTGGGATACTGCACCATAGAGTCAACTGCCCTTTTAAAGGCATCTTCTGAGATGAACCAAGCAGGTTTGTGCCCACAAAACCTGGTACAATTTGAACAGCTATTAATACAAGCCGTGCAGATTTCGATCTGGATGGTGTCCATGTCTACTAGTGCTCTCATGACATCACCCCCCATGCCTTGCAGATCTTCTGCATCTCGATGACCTTTGCCTCCTTTGGAAGGAGGAATTGATGCCAGAGCTGCATTGGTCTCTTTGTCTTTTCTACATGCTCTCTCAAAGAGTAGAACTTCAGGCCATATCGAGCAATATTTCTGCCGAGAATATAATCGTCAATGAAGTGTGAGGGCTTGAAGACTCCACTCTTTAGCTCATCGACGATAGGAAAGATGTTTGAGATCGCCTCATAAGGAGTCATATCCTCCAGAGGATGCCAAAGATCGAGGCACCAGTCAGAAGCCATAGTGAGCCAATTGCCACTGCCGATCTGACGACCATCACGGAGGAAGTATTGATCGAATCGCCAGCGTGTACTTGCATAATCACAGCCAAAGTGAAGTACCGTGTCCTTCGGAACGATGGTTGTTATGTCAAAGGTATCAGGGTGGATAAGGGCGTCTGCATCAATGTAGATATTCCAGTCATTTTCCATCTCACGGCCGAGGTCGTAAATCTGGAGCTTCTCGTAAGTTATTGGCCAATCTGGATATCTCCTTATGTTAATCACTACGAACTCCGCTCTTAACTTGTCTGCGTAACGTTTTAATAAAGGGAAGGTTATTTCAGTCACTTCGCCTTCATAACCTTCGATTGCTAAGGTGAAGATCGCTTTTTTAATCTTTTTTTGCCAGGTCATCGCTTTGGCTCCTTTCGCGTTAGGGTTAACCAAACATTGTGATCAGGTTTGCTCTTGTAGTGCTCTGAGCATCAAAGATTGCAAATAGAGTATTTCTTGCCCATTCACCATCTCTCATATCAACGAAGCCACAGGAGAGAACGATCTTAACTCCGTCCTTTGCAGCATCACTTAGGGCAAGGTATTCTGTTAAGTCGAGACAGCTTGCTACCTTGCAGGCCGGTGAAAGATTACCAAGCACATCGGTGTTCTTCTTTGTAAGCTCATGTACACCGTCCGGCGACCTGTAATCATCTCCCATCTTGGTCTCCTTTCAAAAAAAAGTAGGGAGAGAACTTAATCTCTCCCCACCATTAGAATTAACTGCCAACTGCCGAAGTAGGTTCTCTAGTTAACCCACCGCCTAACCCTGTGATCGGCATACTTGCCCACAACCTTCCACCGGGCTCTCCACCTGCTACAACTCTCCAGTAATCATATCCTGAAGCTGTGCAGTTATGTAGCTCGATCTTGTAATATGAGTTACACATTAACTTGAACACATGACTTATGTTTGCCACTGCCCCATACCAGTTAGAGAAGACACAATCTCTAAAGATATGGACACGATCCATTGCTTCCCCATCGCCAGCTGCTGAACCAACAGTAATCAGAGGAACTGATGCAGCTGTTACGACTCTATCTAAGAATGTACATCGGTTATAGATACCATTCTGAGGACCATAACCTGCTCCAAGACCTTCCTGAGCAGAACCTGAATAAAATACATGGCCTTGGTTAGCAGTAGCTCTTGCACCCATATAGGTGTTGTTACCAATGGTGCAATCGTCAAATTGGTAGTATGATGCACCAGATCCTATGGTAAGGGAACTAGCTAGTGCACTATTACAAGTTGTGCCTGCAATACCCTGAATGTTACAGCTCTTAAAGTAGTTACCGTAGGAAAGGTTTGCACTACCACCTACCCTAACTGCTGAGAGGGCTGTCGCTTCATTGACAGCATTTACGAAGTGCATGTTGTAAAAGCGATTTCTTGCTCCGGTGAGATGAAGTACATGGACCAATCCAGTTGTAGTAGAGTAGAGACAAGAACCACCATACATCGTTGGGAAGGTACCACTAGGTCCTTTTCTACCCTGTACGTTAGGACCACCAAGACCAATCAGATTACAGTTATTCTTTGTCCAGTCAAGTTCTGCTGTTGCCGCAATACCTTCTGGAGCCATAAGAATGGTATCGTTTCTTCCGGTTGTCATTGCTGCATAAGCAAGTGCAACAGTTGCAAATAAATGACTCGAATCAACTCCAATCTTCTTATACCACGTTTCATAAGCACTATTAGCTGATGCTACAAAGAACACATCACCAACGCCAGGGCCGATCACGTTAAGCAACCAGCCCATTAACCTATCAAGATCATTTCTTCTTACAATTCCACTCATCTTAATCTCTCCTTTCGGTAGTTAAGCACGAGGGAGGCCGGAGCCTCCCAAGTGCTACTCTGAGGTTAAAGGTTAAATGTTAAATGTTAAGATCAACCAATGCAGCACCATTATCTGCATTGTTGACCATACAAGTTCCAATCAGACAAGTAAGATCATTGGCAGTAGAAGGCCCTGCATAACCAGCTACACCACCTTCAGGAACCAGCCCATCACCGTCGTTGGCAGAACCGTTCACGGCTACTGCACACTCACCCTTCTTCTGAATCCACCCGTAGTAGTTAGCAGTCATTGGCATGACGGTAACTCCCACGATAGTGCCTGTTAAGGTTGTAGGTGCTATAAGGGTCTTCTTCGCCTTATTCTTAGTGATGGTAACCTTATCGCTTGTTGTGAGGTTAGCTCTAATCTTATCATAGAGGTAAAGTGTACCGTTCGCGTTAGCTGCTATCGCCGCATGCTGCTTTATCTTGTAAGCAGTCCAATTACTACCGTTTATGGTACTTATATGGGCCCAGCCTTCCTCGAACTCGTTTTGCGTATTAGCTGCGCTAGAAGCACCCATCGTGAAGTTGATGGACCGATCACCAATGTTAGCATTTGCTGTAACAGCAAGGTTACCTAAGTTAGCTACATCTGCGACTGCAGCTTGGCAAAGCAGACCTGATCCAATATTGGCTGACACCTGAACATAGACGAACTCTCGGCCATCGTTTAATCGCCGAATCGATCCAAGCCTAGCCTTCTTAGTGCTAGACTCTGAATACAACGCCTGAGCCCATGCTTTAGGCGTTTCTTCTTGAAACTCTCCCCATCTTTCGTTTGCCATAACATTCTCCCTTCTTTGGCTATTTTAAGGTTCTTCAGGCCCAGTCAAGAGCCTGAAGGTTAATCGTTAACCTGAGGACATGAAGAGGAAAACAAACAAACCTCTTCGTTCCTTAAGTAATGTTATAAAGAACCTTTTGACAGATCGGTCGGCTTGTTACCAGGTTCATCGTACAGACGATCTGCGCTACCCGGTCAAATGGTTGATCGGGTATGCTCTTCCAGTCGGTCATCTCCATAAAGAACCCTTCGTCAGTAACAAGCTTAATAAAGTTAGGATTAACGAACCTCATTTCGCCTGAGGGAGCACTTGGACTCCAAATCAATGGACGTCCTTTAAAAACAATCGAATCGAAGCCTGCGTCGGCAAGCTTTGTGTTCATCAAGATCTTCATCTCAAGGCAAACGTCTTCATAGAGCTCGAAGCTTGCCTGGTCAGTGATCATGAAGATGTCCTTGAGCTCGCTTTTGGAATACTTCGTTACGTCATTTAGACATGTTCGCATGTCAGAGACGAGATAAACTTCAGCTGCACCACTAGCAGCTTTTGACTGGTTGCAAAACCAGGTGTAGGTCCCACGGGCAATGCCGTGCACTGTCGCAGTGTCGCTTGCCCCGCTTGTTGAGATAAGGTTCTTCAGACCGTTTGGCTCGTTCGGGCCGGTACCATCAGCGAAGACAACTCGTTCCATCTCTTCCCACAAGCTTCGCTCTGCGGTATCAACCTGTGTTGCTACAAGATTGATAGCCTGTGCCTTACCACGGTTTTGCTGATCTACTTCGAACCATCTCATAATGGAGACACCCATATACTTCCAGTTCTCGTAAGCGATGGTAATGATTTCGCTATCTTGGATGGGTACTGGAGTACCACGGGTAATCCATCGTACGGTCTCGTTACTGCCGTAATTTAACGGGATCTCAATTCGTTTGTACCCATTAATGTGTTCTACCCTTCCTGCTTCACGCAGCCAGAAAATGACTGGTGTTTTTAGGAAGGCCTGATCGACTGCCTGAGCCTTACGCTCTGCCCAGGTGCTTGAAAATAGACTGTCTACTGTTTCTGTCCAAGTAGGGGGCATGTTAATCTCCTTTCTTTATTGAACGCCTCCCCCTTTACCAACCACTGTATCCCAAGCTCGTTCAGCCGCTTCGCGTGTAGTCTTTGCTGGACCTTGACGAGTCGAGCCTCCCGATAAACCTGGGCGTTCTCCTAGTGTTGGGCGGCTGGGGATGAGTAAGTGCACGCCCTTTCCTCGCTTCGCAGAGGATTCATCGATTTCGTTACCTGCTTCGTCGCGATCTTTGCTCTTTCGCTGAGCACCCGTCTCTTCCTCAGCCTCAAGCTTCGCCATCTTGTAGGCCTTCTCTATTGAAAGGGTAGGGTTCTCAATTGCGATCTCCTTTACCCTATCTTGCAAATCGTAAAAGTCTTCGTGCTTCGCAGCGACCTTATCTATCTCATTCATAACCTTTATAGTTTGTAATTCAACGTTTAAAGGCTTGACGACGTGCTCGTCCATAAGCTGGAATACTGCACCTACAAGCTCTCTATTACCCATTGAATCCCAATCAATCTCAACCTGCTCACCTTTTTTCTTCTCACGTCCTTCTCGAGCCAGCTCGTCGATGTCTTGGACGCTCGACGATTTCTCCTTTTTCGAGGAGCTTGTCAGCCTCTCGATCATCTTGTCCTGCTCCTCCATTCGGTCCAGGATCGCGCTGTATTGCTCCGCTGTCAACTCCACCTTCGTTACTTGCTGAGTTGTCGAAGACTCTTTCTTCTCCGGAGGAGAGCCCTTCTCCTTCCCCTCTGTCTGTAACCCCTTGCCTTGTTCCTGTTCCTGCTCTGTCGCTTCGTTTACCATCTTCTTTTTCTCCTTTCTTCTTCGCCTCTGCTAAGTACTTTGGAAAGCTACGAAGCATTGCTCGATGAGCCTGGTCAATGTAACGCTTCCCCCACATCGCCCCTTCGAACTCTACTTTAAAGCCTTCAGGACTTAGCTTGATTGTTACCATTCGCGCTAGTTGTACTGAATCCATATTATACCTCCGTCGCTAAAGTCTTGATTCTAGTAAGTGATAAGAGAGACCATCAGGTCTTTTAAGCCATACACCTCCTTTCTTCAGGTTGAAGTTTGAAAGTTTGAGTGCATAGTCGAGGCCACGCCTTGAGCCGTTACGTAGCACAACCTGTGCTTGACCTTCTGAGGTTGTAGCAATAACAAGGTCAGTGTCTACGTAGTGTATTGAGGTATCTTCTGAGAAGAGACCTACTGTCTTCACCTCATGAAGGTTAGATTTCACTTCTTAACCACCTTCCTTCTCGATTCCTCTAGCTCTTCAAAAGCCTTTAAGAGTCCTAGACCATAAAGGACTGAGTTTAAGCTTCCTGGTTTTATCACCGGAGCTTTAAGTCCTCTAATATGTTTTTGTAAGCCTGCTTCAGGCCCAGCCGCATAGCCGGTCCATCTAGCAATAGCCTCAAGAGCATCTACGAGGCCACTAGTTTTTATCTTCTTTCCCGTCCAAGGATCCTTTGTGCCTCCTCGGTAGAAGGTATCAACTACGTCCCAGTTTCTCAGTACTTCATCCCAAGCTTCAACTTGAGCTTGAGGTGCATAACGTACTGTCTTCTTACCTGGCTCGAAGACCTCACCTCGTATAGGGTCATGTGTAATTTTGTATGTACTGAACTCAGTAGTACGTGGCTTCCCTAACTGTAGTCTTACATCTGATATTAGATTGCCGGTCATAGGATTTGTAGCTACTATCCCTGTCTTCCTTATTCCTCTTGGTACAATAGGAGCTTCCTCAATGATACCCTTTATGATTCTTTCAAGAATCTCTTCAGAAGGTCTAGAACCTCCTTCTAAAACAGCCTTAAGTATTCTTTCTCTAATACCAGGAGGAATCTTTGGCATTCTTAGATCTCCGAGATGTTATGCCCCTTTCCAAACACTTTGGCATAGACGTTGTGCCTACGGCAAAGATCACGGTAATGATTCTTCGATTTTACTTCAATTGGCTCGCCGGTGAAGTCCTCGCTGGTGAATGGTTTGAACCAATCGCTATGCAAACTTGAGAGTTGGATCGAGGTTGGCTTACCACACTTAATGCAGCGTTGCTTAAGCCGAGCGCCTATTTTGTTAAAAGCTTCAAACTCAGCTTGGCATGAGGTGCATTTATAGTCGTAGAGGGGCATGTTATTCTTCCTTCGCCTCTTCTTTTTCTTTTTCCTTCGTTACTCCCATAGCTTTTAAGGCTGCTAAGAGACTAGCAATGCGGATCCATTTGTAATCTTTGCCGTATCGTCTACGTCCACTTGTTCTTAGTATTTTAGCGCCTCTTTCTGCTAAATTTCTTGTTACTCCAAGATCGATAGGAGCAGTTTTAACTTCAGCATCTTTCAGAGGCCAAAAGTTTCCGGGACGAAGATGTTCAGGAACATTTAAAACTTCATTTTCATAAGCCTTGTTCGTTACTCTAAGCATTAGATCAACATCCTGTGGATTAGGCTTCTTAGTAATAAATGATCCATGGAGGTAAGCCCTCTTAGATTCTGGTAAGGCTAAAATTCTTTCAACCGCAGACTCTACTTCTTTCCAAAGAGCTTTCCTTTCAGGGGTAGAGAGAAGCTTTTCAATGATCTTCTTTCTTACCTCAGGACTGATCTTTAAAGGTGACACTAAAGCTTACCTCCCTTCGCAAGCTTATCAAGCGGAATGACCTCTCCTGGAGCCTTTGGTCCGCCACCTCGATTACCCACGCCTTTTACTAAATCTTGTAGATTGCCGGCCTTCCCACCAGGAGCTAGAGGTTGCCTTCTCAGACCCTCTTCCTGAGGGCTGATTTCAGGTGGGCTAGTCAAAAGATTCCTAACAAGAGGTTCGACTTGGGAGAAGGTATCCAGGTAGATCTTACGAAGTAAGAGCTGGTCTACCGTTTGATCACCATTAAACTGCTTGAAGAGATTCTCTGCCATTTGGTATCGTAAGACGCGAGAGACAGGCATTCCTGATTCAGGATCGACGTTAAGGAAGTAATCACCTTTGATCTGATCACCAGTATAGCTTACCCAGAAGGGCGTACCTTGAGGACTAGTAATCTGAGTAACCTTCCCCTCTGTCCAAAAGTTAAAGATATATTGATTCCATTTCTTGACGATGCGTACGAGAACATCACTAAGGATATCTTGACGTTCGTCGATACGAGCTTCGAAAGTTTGGTTGACGATGTTTCCTTCCGAAGCAGAAGGAGGAGTACCTGCCTTATATTGTCCTGCCTGATTAGGCCCAAAGCCAAGTGATTCTTGCATGTCAACGAGGCATTGGTTCGCCGCTGCTCGAAGATCAGGTGGAATATGAGGTTGTAACGCAATAATTGCGCTTGAAAGAATTTCAGCTTCATTGACCTCTACAGCAGGCCCTACCTCCCCGCTAAGGAAGTGTTCAAGCATCTCCTTTGCAAAGGCACCTTTCTTGTAAAGAAATTTGAGAAGGGCGATACGTCGATGCCGACTTTCCTGCGTTCTAGTTTCATTCAATTCGAGTTGTTGAGGCTCGATGATGTCGACGTCGGCGATAGGCCAAAAGTACTCAGGATCTTCGTTCCAGATGATGAACTCCCAGGGAAGGCCATTAGCAGCTGCTTGGAGAGCATCTTGCTGACTGAGGAGCAAGGTGTTCTCACAAAAGGTAAAGATCGAGCGTGATTTGTAATCACGTACTTCCCAGAGCTCAGCAAAGGGAATATCTTTATCTTTATCGATGCGTCGACCACCTACCCACCTGCGGTTAGCATCAGGTTGACGTGAGCCTTGAAGGTCTTTAGTCTGTAGGTACTTCTGGTCTTGCTTAACATCGTCTAAGGGACGATAGATTCGATGAGCAATCCAGGGTAAGCTTTGAGCATCCGTCGATCCCCAAGGTACGACAACGTCTTCGGGCTGGACGGGAAGGGCCCATGGATAGCCAGGCTGGATGCCTTCATGGTATTCGATACGCTCGCCGGGCTTAGTGCGTGATTCTTGAGTAACGGTTGAGCCATCCTGTGAGATGATCTGCGAAGGGTCGAAGCCAAACTCTGAGTCGTAACCTAGCTTGACCGGGCCGATACCACAAAGGTAGCCTATTAACGAGCCTTTCTTCAAGGTTGCTTTAAGAAAGGTTTGTTGAATGAGCTGGTTGTCAATCTCTTCGACGACGCGAGCATGCCAAGCCAGGTCAGGCCGGGTAGGAGTAACGGTAACGCGTGGTGAGCGAAAGTAAACTCGAGGGATGAGGTTACGGCCATAGGAGAAAGTGCGGTTTACCGGCAGGATGTCAGCTTCCCAGTGCCCACGATAGTACTTCCGGTAAGAAGGCCATTTCTTTTCAGAGGAGTAACGTTTCCGGAAGTCTAGGCCTGTTTTGATACGTTGCATCCAGTCGGTTGTGAATTCTTTATGTTCGTCGTTTGGTGTTGGCACGTTTACTTACCTTTCACTCTCCTACCAAGGTTGAACTTCTCGAGAATATCAGCATACACCTCTGGAATACGAATCCTCTCACCTCTGTAGATAATTAAGGCTTGCTTCCCGCGCTGGAGCTCTAAAGCTTCAAGAACGTTAACGTGCTTAGCTTCCATAGCAATGAGCTCATCTTTTGTATAAGAGCCTGTACCTTTAAGGCTGAGGCGTCTCTCAGCACTCTTGATAGCCATCTTGAGAGCCTCAGCAGGTCGACTAGCTTCAGCAATGCCGGTGTACATATCTTCGCCAAACTTCCGAGCAAGGTCGTTTAACACGTCCTTCGTTACTGGCATCACTTGATCTGTTCCTTCGAAAAGGATGTAACGCCAAGGTTCGCGACCTTTAATAACATTCTTAATCTTCATACCAGAGATCTCATGGCCGATGAGTGCTCTGGCTGCACTCGAAGCTGGGCCTTTTACTACCTTGCTGACGAGTTTGCCTATCGGCGATGCCTCGGCTTCGCTTGGTTCGAGTAAACTAGACATTGCTAAACCTCCACCAAAAGCTGCTGGAATAGCTACACTACTAAGAGGCAATTTCTTTTTCTTCTCTATCCCTCCAGCTTGCTTAAAGAGTTCAACCTCCGGCGATACCTGACTCATCTTGCTCTCAATAGCCTCAGGCACTGATTCTCTCATCAATGCTCCCGGAGCCTCCTTACCTAACTTAGTTGCTTCGAATGATCCTGAGTAAAGAGGCAGTGGAGGAGCTTCCTGCTCAAACCACTTCTTAAGTTTGCTTGCATATTTGGAAGGCACTAAGATTTCATTAGCATCTAGTTTAACTACATCTCCAAGCCCTATTCTCTTATCCTTGTAAAGAGCCTTAAGTCCTTCTTGCTTTTCTGGAGATAAAGCTTTAAACCACTTAGTGCTTGTATTAAGCCTATCAGGTTGCTCTACCCACCAGCCACTGGTGTTTGACCATGTTGCCTTCCATGATGGTTCTACTGCAATCTCCTCTCTTACGCCGTACTTAATTCTATCAAATATACGACTGCGGGCTAAAGCAACTGCTTCTTCTAAAGTCTTTGTCTTAAATTTAACTTTAGGAAAGGCCTCAGCTTCGCTTGGGCTAAGAAAGCTACCAATTCCACCAACGATCTGTTCTGCTAAGCTCTGTTCTTCGTTTGGCATCCTTCAACCTTTCACAAAGTGATGAGGCAGGGAGGCTAGCCTATCGGACTCTGGCATATCCTTCCGGCCAAACGAGAGGAGGTAGCTCGTCACATCAACCACCCCTGCCCCTTTAACTTGTTAATCTTCCCCTCCGGGAGGTAATGTACTTTCACTTAGTCCTAACCCTAATCCAGATGTTGCTCCTAAAGTCTTTATAAGATTACGAGCCTTTTCCGTGGAAGAGAACTTATACCTGCCACTGGTCTTATTTTTATTAAGGTAACCGCGCTTAGCTAAACTATTTAAATGACGTAACATTCTATCAGACCAGTCCCAAGGTGACCAACCTCCTCGGTGCATAGGCCCGCTGACGAATAATTGAGTCCTACCAGTCTTTTCTGGTACAGGAGTTCTCATAAGCTCTGAGGTTCCTATAGGACCACCTACCGCTTGTTCTGCTCTTAAAGCTGCAGTTAGAACTCCTCTCTGTGCTACAGGTATTTTCACAAACTCTTCGAGGTTAGAAACATCTACATCGAGAGTATGAGACCGAAGATATTCTTTTAATGTTTCACCACGTCCCTGTCTTCTATATGTTTTATAGGCTTGCTCAGGAGGTTTTGTTGCAAGGTACTTAGCTAGTCTTTCATATCTAAAGTTCCCAAGTATTGAAGCCACTAATTTTAGTCTATCCTCGCTTGGTCTACTACCGACCGGAACTCCTGCCATTGGCTGCAGTACACCCTCCATTACTCTTGCATGTTCTTCAGAAACAGGCTCTATAGGCATTTTTGGCGGGTGCATTCTATATAAACCAGGAACTTCCTCAGCCGGCTCAGGTCTTATCTTGAATACCTTGCCTAGAAGGTCTTTTATAGTTGACCTACGAATCTCTCTTAGAGCTATTTTAGAGCCTTTAAGATAGCCCTTCTTAGCTGCTTCTTCTACTAACATCTTTGCTAGTAGTTCACTACTAGGCATTTAGCCAACCTTGCCCCTTTAGTTCACTTATCGAGTCGTTAAATATCGAACCGACATCAGAGCGATACTGCACGTCCTTTGTCTTTACAATGTTACTAATCGTTCGGTAAACGCGTCGCCTTGCTTCGTTGACATCACTGCCATGAGCTGTTACGAAGGCGAGAACTCCATCACATCCTGCAGTACGTTCCTCTTCATCACCGTTACGGCATACGTCACGAAGCCAGACATGAGGCCTTGCTTCTTTCGGCACTTCAAGATCACAACGACCCTTCAGGTGATTGCAATCAGCTTCAAGAGGCCACGGACTGAGACTAAGTCTTACCCCAAGCGCTACATCCTGACTTACCTGTGGTTGGTAGTTCTGATCAAGCGTTAATTGGTAAAGAAAGGTAAAGAGGGGCTCCCGGAGAAGCTCACAAATTAAGGGAAGATGATCGTATTGGTAGTGAGGGCGAAAGAAGCCTAACCATACTTTGTCTTCCTTGAGGAAGGCTTCAACACTGAAAGGCCCGGTGTAGGAGACCTTCTGGAGGAGCTCGGTGAAAGGTTGGAGAAGAGTGTCGAATAGCTTACCTTCGCGGAGCGAGATCATCGTCGAACCCATACTTGGTGTTAGGACGCCTCGATCGCCGTCCATTAGGCGTTCGTCGTCGATACAGAAGGTTACTAAAGGTGACCAGTGTTGGCCTGTGAACCAACCCTCAAGGGTGATCTTCAAGGCGTCTTTGCATTCATACTGATCGAAGAGAGGTAAGGGAAGGACAGTCTTCCAGACCTTTAGGTAGTACTCATCGTCGGTGAGGAGTCGCTCGCCGAACTCATTGGTCTTGAGGACAAGATCGTATTGCTCTACCATACGCTTTGGGTTGCCTATAAAGGCTGGATTCTTAAAGCCTTGTAAGCATCCTGCGTGATCGTTTAATGAGTAAAGCTTCACAATATGTCCTTCTTGTTGTGCCAGTCTGAGCGCAATTGGTACACCTTCGTTTCTTTTGTTTATTAGTAATACAGTAGCCATCGCACTACCTCCTTTCTTCGCTTTTACTCTTTTCTAAAAGCTCTAGAGCTCCTAAGACGCTGAGAATACGATACATGATACCCTTCTTTGTCCTTATCTTTGCTAAAACATTATTAGGAGCAAGTTGAATTACTTCTTGTAACCCAGAAGGGTCTTTCCTCGTTCCAAAGTCAATTCCTAAGTTCTCTACATCCTCGTCGAAAGTAGCTCTAGAGATATCCTTCCATTTTGCTCCGGGACGGGGAATCCCTTCAACGTTAGGTCTAATTTTACTAGCATATGAAGTACTTTCAACTGGAACTAAGTACTGAAGGACATCAGGGTCTCTTGCATAATATATTCCTCTGATATCATCGGGTCTGCCAGTCTTTTCAAACCCACTTCTAGCAAGCTCTAAAGGATCCCAGTCATGCCTAAAAAGATGAGTTCTCTTACTTCCTTTACTAAAAAGAGCTTTCAAGTCTTTTTTAGAGACCGACTCAACACCCCTCTCAAAAATCTTCTTTAGAATCTTCTGTCGAAGATTAGGCATCTTAGTTTACCCAACCCGTCCCGATCTGTACTTGTGGCTTGAAGTATCCACTTCGCCTTTGCTGCATCTCAATGCTCTTTAACGCATCATCAAGTGTCCAGAACATATACGAAGAAGGCTTCTCCTTCGGTAAAGGTGGTGGAGTGAGGTAATCCGTCCTGAACCTGATTTGCTTCATACACCCTAGCATGCCAAGGCCTGCGGCAATGACGAGGTTGTCACTCTTCGCGCCCATCCTGCCTTCAGCATCTTCTTCGAAGGCTTGAAGTTCCTCCACCGTCTTCTTATCATAGAAGGTAAACTGATCAAGCATCTCTTGCATCCCACCAACCAGCTCTTGTTTATGTTGCTGGGTATTAAGCCAGCCGTATTTAGCCGGAGACTTCGTTGTGGCGCGTTTGTAATAATAGAGAAGAGAACGATCGTAGTCTCTCTTCAGGATCGGGATAACGGCAGCACCATGATTGTTCGATTCGGTGACTAGGTAGGCATGGTTGTAAAACCTACCAAGATCGATAAGAAGCTTGCTAAAGATTACTGGATCGGTAGTGTTTGAACTAAACCGTAAAACCTGCTCGAAGGTCTCTACACAAAAGCATACAAGGCCCGCATCATCATGACCCGTACCGCCCGAAGGATCTCCACCGAAGACGTAGTGAAGATCAGGCCTGGGATGGTCTGGAAGGCCAAACATCCTAATGTTAAAGAGTAAGAGATCTTGCCAGGCCTTACTTGAGGTGAGCTCAGCATCAGGAAAGATCGACCCGCCCGTCGCCTGGAAGCATTCCTCCGGTTCACCAGGATACTCCTGCTGCATAAGGTGAAGGTCATCACGAAGTTCGGCGAGTTTACAGGCATACCAAAACATCTGCTCTATCGAGAGATTGAACTTACCTTGAAGGTTTATGAGGTAGGTAAGATGTTGAGTATCAACGTCGCGAAGGTTCCAGTCTGCGTAAGGTAACGAGCGTGAATACTCAAGATCGATGAACCACGGAGCAAACAAGCGTTTATAGCCCATCCGATCGGCATGTTGCCAGATGTAGTGAAAGTCGTTATTCCTTCCATTGCCCGTTGATTCGAGAATTTTAAAGCCTGAGGCCGGTACAGCTTGGAAGAGGCCGATTGAATGCTTCACAGCATCCATCCAAAACGAGTACTCACTGCAGTGCAGATCAGTAATGGTATCACCCCTGCCGAAGGCCCGTGCACCAGCAGTGCCAATGTAAAACGTTGAGTCTGTCTTTCCGAAGGCGAGCTCGTTTCTAGAGTTACGATCATAAGCAGGTAGCGGGTTGGTATACTTAAGGTAGAAGTGGACTTTGTCCAAGAGACGCTGCGTAGCCTCTCCTTCATGACTCATTACGACGGCTCGAGTGCCTATCTTTCCAAGACAACGAGTTGAGAGGACTGCTTCGATGTAGGATGAGCCACCCTTCTGGCGGGGTTTCGCCAGAATGAAAGAGCGGTAGTCTGGATCATGAATCATTTCATCGAGCCAAAGCTGGAAGGTATTTAGCTTAAACGGAACGCGCGGGCCCTCCTTCGTTGAGATTTGAAACATGCCCTGGATGATTTTGCCTTCTTTACTTAACATCAACCTTCCTGGTTCAAGATTTGCATGACGATGTCTTCAGCACTCACATTTACTTGAAGCTTCCCAGTATCCTTAAACTTCCCATTAGCCTTGAGCCATAACGAGGCAGCCTCAAGCTGCTTTTCAGGATCGCCTAACTTCTCTTCAATAACTTTAGTAACCTTCTCGAAGAGACAGGAAAACTCTTCCTGCGTTTGTTCTAAAAGGAATTGTTTTGCAAGTAGGGTTCTTTCATGATTTAATATATGATACACCGTAGGTGGTGAGTAACCCGTCAAGCGGCAAATCTCCGGCACGCGTTTACCTGAAAGGCGGTAATCCAAAACGACCTTCCACTTTAAAGGTAAAGGTTCATAATCACTCCTTTTTACCTTCCGGCCCGGATCAGAGTACGTACTGGATAAAGTTAAAGCGTTCATCTTGTTTAACCTAACTCATATACTTCGGTTCAAGAATCTGATCAACTTTAGTTAAGGACACTTTTGAAGGACGTAGTCTCTTTTTACCTGTCTTTCTCAGTTCGTCATCGTATGTCCAGCGGCCAAAATTCGCCCCATCTTCAGTATTCGGTCTATAAGCCACGGCCTCCTTTACCATTCTTATTAGTTGCCGGTCTGGGTATTTAGCTAATCTATGAATTAGTTTGTGGCAAGACTGGCATACTAACACTATTACCTCAGGACGGTAAGATCTATGATGCTCAACAATTAGTTTGTTTCTTTCACCAACCTTTTTACATACACCACAATAGTGCATCATAATGACTACCCTTATTAGTCTTTAAGTATATTATAACATATTAAAATAAAATATGCAAGATTTTTTATTATAGAGATCAAGATTTTTTTCAGATCTAAACACTGCGTATATGAGAGAACTATCCATGATTTCGTCAACATTCATTTTTGAGGTCTACACTTTTTCGTAAGCATTGTTTAGTAAAGCTGGAAGAGTACTAAAGCATCAGCAGGTTTATTAAAGAGTTTATTTAATAAACCACCAGCACTGTTTTGTTTTCGTGAGCATTCTTTATTAAAAAGTTTATTTAATATAGTATTCTTTTAAAAAGAATAGTTTATTAAAACTTAAAGAGTACTTTAGTATTCTTTTCATGAACATTATAACTATGTGATTTTATTGGACATTTAGTGTTGGGGTAACTTGTTGATTTTATTGAAGAGTTTGGTACTTGATTTTTCACTAAGTTTATGTTATACTATAGTTGAAGAAAGGGGGTGAGAGAAGATGAAAGAAATTTTCATTGAGTTGTATGAAGATGGTGATAAGTTGGATGAGTTTCATTTAAAAGAAGGTGACAAACAGTTTAAGGAGTGTATTGAGAAGTATTTTATAGAAAGGTATATGGAAGTATTGAACACTTTCAAGAAACTAACTAACCAACCTCATTAAAGTGAGAATGAGAAAAAAGAGGAAAGGAAAATGGCATTAACAGAAAAAGAAAAGGCAGAGAAGTGGGAGAAGATGCAGGCAATCAATAAGAAGAGTTTCCTGAAAAGGCAGGCAAGGATCAAGCTTTTACTTGCCAAGGCTGTAAAGGCCAATATCACAGTGAGTGATGCTGAGGTTGCAGCAGAGATGAAGAGACTTGCCAATTTGGGGAAGTAGCCTGCCAAGAAGGGAAGGGAAGTGAGTTGCTCAGGAAGCAATGCCCTTCCCTCTTTATCCTTAATAGGAGGTAAGAGGAATGAAACACAGAATCCTAACCTGTAAGAACCATCCTAACCTTAGATGGTCTTGTAAGGATATAGCATGGGATGGGCACTACAATGGAACAAGGAGCATCTTCTTCAAAGGTACTCCATCAGGGAAGGGAATGTATGAAGATGGTAGTGGCCTGGACTGTGTCTGTTCAGAGCTTGAGTGTGACTGTCCTTCCAAAAACCTAATACTTGCTCCTGAAGATAGCTTAGTAAAATAATCCTAAGAGGAGGTCTTCATTACAGAAGGCTTCCTCTTTTTTTCTTCACACCCCCCCGCCTATCTCGTGTGCATTACCTTCAGCAAACTTTCCTTTCAACCCACCACCCTTCCTTTTCGTGTGCATTTGTTTTGGTAGTTGTTTATTAAATATTTTCTTTACTATAGTATTCTTCTTTAACTTATTGAAATTATTAAGGTTTAGTAACCTTGTAAACACTTAAGTTTATTGAAGTTTTTTACAGTTGATTTCTCTACTAAAAGATTGTATACTATAATTGAGAGGGTAAGACTTCTCAAATAAAACAAAAAAGGAGGAAGACGACAATGGCACTCAGTATCGAAGAGGAAAAGATTCTTAGGCAAAAAGCGGCACACGACGATCATGTCCGGGCAATCAACAAACGTTCTTTCTTAAAAAGGCAGACCTGGTTGAAGCTCATGCTTGCTAAAGCAGAGAAAGCAGGCATTAAAGTAAGCGATGACGAGGTCATCAAAGCAATGAAGGCCTAATGCCATCGACGGGCACAAAGGGTGGAAGTGATCTACACAGGATGTAGAGCCACCCTTCCTTCTTTTCACGCCAAACCCCTTTCTTCTCGTAAGCATTTGCCCCCCTCCGGTATTAGCTGTTAGTAGTATTAATTAAATAATTAATTAATCAAACAACTAAACAACTAAACAACTAATTAAACAACTAAGGATTATTATTATTATTATTATTATATGTGTGTCGTTTAAATTTTAATTTCTTTATTTAATGCTTTTATCAAGATTTTATTCTCTCTGTGTACTTAGTACGTTATTCTATCTTCTCTCTCTCTCTCTCTCTCTCTCTCTCTCTCTCTAATATATAATATATATATAAAGAAAGAAGAGTATTAGTTAATTAATTAAATAATTAAATAAAAGAAATGAATGACACACATATAATAATAATAATAATAATAATACCTATGTAATTATGTAGTTATTTAGTTAGTTATTTAATTATTCTAACATGTTAAAATTATTGAATTTTTTAGTAAACGTATAACTTGTTAATTTTATTAAGGAATTTTAATATTGATTTTTTAAATAATTAATTGTATAATTAATATATGAACTATAAACTAACCTACTTTATTTACACTCACACTTTTTACACTTTACAAACACTTTGCGAAGGGAGGTCTTTATGAGAATAGTAAATGTTAAAACTAATGAGCAAGTTCAAGGAGAAGGGAAAGTGTTTTGGCCTGACACGAGAGGATGTGAGCCTTTTCTCACCATAACAGTCGGAAATTATGAACTCTTTATTGAAGGAGAAAATGAGTTAAATGAGGTATTTATGGCTTTTGCTCCAATACCCGATACAAAGTATCTTGATATTTAAGACAAAGGGAAAGGTGGTGATCAAGGTGATGAGTACTCAAACTAACAGGAAGATCGTTCAACAACCTCCCTTAGTAAAAACATCGAAGATGACGATACGAGAGAGGTTCCTTGCTTCGTTGAAGAAACGGGCCTTTACCTCAAAAGAGGTTTACCTTTTTATGGCAGGCCTTCACTCTGAACGATACGTGCACCAAGCTGAGGGCTTTGCCTTAGTAATCGGGCCTTTGCTCTTCGAGAAAAGGATTAAGAGGGTGGAGAGAGGAAGGTATGAGGTTCTCGAAGCGAGAAAGGAGAATTGAGATGAAAAAGACATCAATCTTTAAATGGCGTACTGGTGAGTACACCGCAGCTTTAATCTTATCAGATCGACACCAGCCTAAGGAAAGGGAAGTAGCGATCGAAGTGCCCAAGGCTTGGGTTGAACCGATCCGTGTCTCTCCGAGGGTGGTAAGGAGGCCTGGTGGGCTCACGCAGGAAAAGTAAGAAGGTTAGGCATACCTTCGTTACCTTAACACATCAAGCTTACCGAGCACTTGGAGGAAAGTTTGACGCCAAGCTGGCAGGTGAGTGTGCCTACTACCCACGCCTTGCCTTCAACAAGCTTGTTTGTGAAGGATGCTCGCTTAACGAGCCGAAGTGTTCGTGTCGACGAAGTCACATCCTGGAGGATACGAACCTTAGGAGGTGTGAGCTTTGTTGGGAAGTGGATGATCAAGTCATCTTAGTTGAACACCACACTTTACATCCTTGGTGTCTTGAAAAGGTGTTAAATGCCTACGAGAAGGCAGAAAGGAGCGAAGATGGAAGAGCAAGAGAAGCAAAAGGAGAAGAAAGAGAAGAAAGAGCATGAATGGTATTTAAAGTACTCTGGTAGAAAAGACTCACCATCATTTAGAGCAGCCGTTAAACATCTTAATACCTTCCCACTTTGGAGAGACTCTCAAGCAAAAGTCATCACCTTTGATGAGTACAAAGAACTTGTTACTCACAACGAAATTGCTCCACCACAGAACTACTGGAACATCAACGAAGGCCAAGTCGGTGTTATAATACTATCTTATTACCTACAATACTCAAAGACTTGGCACGAGATTATCGACCCTGCATTCCAAGACTTCCAGGATGGGTGGAGAGCATGTGAGAAGTATCTCACAGAGCCTTGTCAAGCTTTGAAGAAGAGAGGTAAGAAGCAGTGACTATTGAATGCTATTATGGCAAATGCAAGTACCATGCAGATGACGGACCTTTTTGTGACGAAGAGGATTGCAGAGCTACAAAAGAGGAGTTAGAAGTATACGGCAAAAGCAGAGCAGAATATCTTAAGGGCTTACAAAAGGAGGACAAGAGATGAGTAAACGAGATCTCTTCTTTTGGTTAGCAATCACCATCCTATTCGGATGGTCCTGCTTCCAATCAGGCTTCATCGTTGCGAAGTGGGAAAAGTTTGATTACGTCGGGCAGATTGCTAAACACAATACGCAGATCGAAGTCTTAAAGAGTGACTTCAGAGTAGTAAAAGAAAAGTTGAGGATGCCTTAACTAAAGAGAAATAGGAGTTAACATGAAGCATATAAGAACGATTCAAGTCCCAGCAAAAGAGAAACAAGTAATTGATAAGGTGACTTGTGATCTGTGTGGAAACAAGATAGAATATAAACGCTTTAGTGCTGAAGAAGCAATAGTCAAACATCGTACTGGCGACAGCTATCCCGAAGGTGGTAGTGGTGAAGAGATTAGTATCGATATATGTGGCAGCTGCTTTGACGGAAAGCTGATACTTTGGTTGCACTCTCAAGGTATTGAGCCAAGAACAGAAGAATGGGAGTGGTGAAAGTAATGAGTCTTGCTGATGACTTCGTCAATTCACTGAGTGAAGGGCAGTTTACCTATCGCTGGGCACGCGATTGGCTCGTCGCTGTACGATTTGGCAGGCCAGTTTACCGAGCACAAGTTTACGACCTTTTGATTAATCCTCTTATTATGAGAGGTCTGGTAGCTAGAGTAGGAAGAGGTCTTTATTTTCTCTCATCACTTTGTGAAGGGCAGATAACTAAGATGGAGCCGCGGCTAAGTCTTAGTGAAGCTGAGGGTCAACGTCTCAAAAGAGACGTTCCTCAGCACCCTTCCAAAGTTGATGAGTTTGCTGTCTATCTTAAAGAGAAAGGAGTGAAGCCATGAGCCTAACCATTCCCATTCAAGTAAGTGAAGATGAGGAACGAGAGATCGAGGTAACCTGGTATAGAATCCATCCACCTGATAAAGGAGGAAAGTACTGCCCTCCTTGCCCAGCTGAGCTAGAAGAGCTTGAGGCGAGGTGGGGTGATACTAAGAAGAGTCTTACCGAAGAAGAGTGGGGTAAGTTTATAGAATCTAACTGGGAAGTTATTGAAGATGCAGTTTGCGAGTATGACACATCGGTAAGGTAGAAAGGAGGTCAAGCATGACCAAAAAAGAATTAGAAAAAGTTCTTGCTTTGCTAAAAGCTACAAAAAGATTAATGAAAGAAGTAGATGAAGATAGAGCTAAGATTGACGCGGCGACAGGTATTTATCTTAGCTCAGGCATTGTCGGAGTAGAAGACATTTTAATGCAGTAGAGAAAGGAGGTGAGCTTCCATCAACAGAGGTGTTTAGGCAAGACGAAGTGAACTTAGATCCGCTCGTTAAGAGCAAGCCCTTTAGGGGTTGGTGACTGCCAAAGGCAGCACTAAAGAAAGGAAGGAAGGTATACCATGGCTGAGAAGAAAGTATCAAAGATAGCAGAAGTAAAGTTTGACCCCAAGAAGGCGACTGCGGAGCAGATCGCCAAAGGCCTTGAACTTCTGGGCAAGACAGAGACAAGGAAGAAAAGAGTTGAGGCTGGTGAGATCAAAGGATACTCGACCTGGGCCGAGATGAAGCCGGAGCAGAAGGCGAAAGCTATGGAGTATAGTAAAAAGCTCCGTATCCGTCAGCAGTTAATCTTGAGGAAGGCAGCCGCTGCCGGTATCAGTGTTAGTGATAAAGAGGTCGAAGCTGCAATGAAGTAAATCGTTTTCATAAAGTGAGGGAAGATCGGGGTTATAGGCCGTTGGCAAAGCCAACGCGCTGAGTTAGCGCAAGCCTAAACCAGATCTTCCCTCTTTTTGTTTTTCTCTTACAGAGGTATGCGATGAATCAACAAACAAGACAGCTCATCAAACCTACAATGAAAGGTGCGGATGGTAAAACATCTGCTGAGACCTTAAGGAAGATCAACGAGCAGAACAAAGAGCTCTTTCAAGAGGCTCAGGCGGGTGACCAAGAGCTTCTTAATTACTTCCTTGTAGAGCAGCAGTGCAAGGTCTACACCCAAGAGGAGATCGATCTTCTCAACCTTTTAACCTTAGATGGACGAAGAACCTTAAAGGATGCTCTCAAAAAGCTCGGGGAGCCCAACCTCATTAAAGGTAAAAAGAAGACCTTCATCAACCTTCCTGATCTTCGAGGAAACTACTATTCTACAGAACTCCAGGCACTCTTCGAGCTAGGGGAAAGGTATTATCTTTCCCACTGCCTCCCTCTTGGTGAGAAGTGGAAGGAGGATTGGATTCTTCGGCTTGATAATGGTGAAGGTTTCAAGCCTTTATTTTGTACAAGAGGGTGGTAGAATGAAGAGGATAAGGAAGAAACCAAGACCAGTTAAAAAGGGTAGTTCTGCTCTAAGACAGCTTAATAAGCTAAAACCTACCCTTCTCTTCATGATTAAGAAGTACCAGCCGAGATGCTTCTTTTGTCACAAAGAGCTCACAAAGGAAGATCTCTTTCTTTTTACTATTCATCATGTAGATGAGAATAGGGAGAATAACACCGTTGGGAACTTAGAAGCGTCACATCGAAAATGTCATAAAACATTTCACAGAAGACAAGCTGCATGGAACACCTTAGAGATTACTGAGAGGAGGTGATAAACAATGGACGGGGAGCAAAGAATGTTCTGCTGGTTAACAGCTTTAATAGCCGGAGCTATAGTTGCTGTTTGGTTAGGGACAGTTTATCTTTATCATTGGAAAAAAGTAACGATGGCCAAAGCAGGCTATGAAGAAGTAGTACTTGCAAAACCAGGATCAAGTGACTTAGCTTGGCAGAAAAGTAAGTAGTAAAAGTATAAAGGAAAGGAGGTGGTTTTTACGAGTTTTATATTCTTGTACGGCCGGCCTGGCACCGGTAAGACAACCTTACCAACAACACTAATCAAAATGGGTCACAAGGTACGTCACATCGACGTCGATGGTAAAGCACATGACATGCAAAACCTTCAGCCCTTCATCAAGGAGGGCTCTTGGATCGTTCAACCTATCAAATCACCTCTCCTTGATGGAACCTTGAGAGACAGGGTAAAAGGAATTATCGTAGTAAAGGGCTCGTTTGGAATGAACCCTCCAAGTAAACAACCGCAGGGTTATTTAGAGTTCGTCGATATTATTGATGAGCTCTCAAAACTTCACCGAGCGGGCAAGAAGGATCCTGATAACTGCACCGTTCTTGTTGCTCCTGACTCCTTAACTATCCTGCTGGAACATCTCACTCGACTTCTTCTCTTTCTTACAAATAAAGGAAAGTTCGAACGTGATCATTGGGCAGCCTGGGCTTCCAACCTTGAAGAGATCTTCCATACTTTGCAAAGCCTCCAAGGCATGTACAAACACGTTATCATCATCGCACACGAACAGGTAGATCGAGATGAAGAAACAGGTAGGGTAGTTGGTATTTATCCCCAGATCGCAGGATCGATGCGTTTCAAAGTAGGTGATTACTTCACAGAGATTTATCATACAAAGGTTGAAATACCTGCTGAGGGCTCGCCTATCTATTATGTAGAGACTCGGCCAGTAGGTAAGGCTGAGGCTCGGACTAGTCGTGCCCTCGACACTGAAGAGGAGAGTGACTTTGCAACCTTGTTTAAGGAAGAGCTTGCGAAGTCCTCGCCGAAGGTGAAAGGAGGTAAGAAGTGAAGAAGGAAATTATTGATAAGTATAACGAGCTCTTAACGTTCATTTGGAACCAACAAGGCACGATAAAGGTCGAGCAAGCTGTTAACGGGCACATCATTAAGGTTTATCGCGTAACTGATAACCTCATCAGAATGGACATCCTTAGGAATAAGGATGCAGCTGCGTAGAAAGGAGGTAAAAGATGAAAGTTGGAGATGTTGTAAAATTTGCTGACCATAGTGGAACGATGTCTCTACTACCATTAGGAGTAGTGATGCATGAGTCCGCACTCGGAGGAATTTTCAGTAATGATGTTCTGATTGTGAAGGCGGTGGGTATGCGCCTTCCTACCGAGAACTTATACGATCCTTCTCATCATAACGATGTTCTATTGTGGAATAGGACAAAAGGTTATTTCGTCTGTGCTGTTAGTCGTTTTCTCAACATCGTAGGCACAGGCTGTCCACATTGCGGAAACATACTATAACATCTAAGTTAACGAAAGGAGGTAAGATGCCTGAAAGAAAGAAAGGACATAAAGCTCTCAAAGTAAAAGATGGAAGCTTGGAAACCTTCGATCCTAACCCTTCAAAAGGAAAGATCCGCTTCTCTCATAACAAACTCTCGATTTGGCTACACTGCCACCAACGTTATAAACTCTATTACATTGACGGGTTACAAGCTAAGAAGAAGGACGAGAATCTCCAGATTGGTGCGGTAGCACACGATTTGCTAAAGCTCTGGAATGATGGAAAGCTTACCAAAGAACACATCGAGAAACTTGAACAGTATGTCCAAAAGCTTTACTCCTTCAACGAAGGAGATGAGTCACTCACCATAGCTCGTGAAGCGGCACGCCTTGTCATAGGCTACATCAAGCAATACGAACAAGATCCTTTGAAGATTATTAGTAGTGAAGTTCACGTTCAGTACGAAATGCCTGATTACTATCTCTATGCACGTATTGATGGCTTGGCCCGCACGCAAGACGAGCGCCTTTGGCGCTTGGAGTATAAGACCGCAAAGCGTATCGATAACTACTACCTTAATGGCTTGAAGGCAGGTTTGCAGGGTGCGATCTATGACTTCGTCATTGAAGAGAACTTCAAGGAGAAGCTCTCTGGTACAATTTACAGTATGCTTATCAAAACCCAAGTGCCTCAATTTCCACGTGCCTTCTCACCAGTTAGTCGACCTGGCATTGAGAGAATGCATGAAACTTGCCAGGGTGTTTTACGAGACATTCAGCGCGGAGATTTCTATCCCTCTTCAGCCTGCTTGAACTATGGAAGGGCATGCGAGTTTAAGATCCTTTGCGACAACGATACACCAGATAATCGTAAAGACTTCTATACTATTCGACCTGCTGAAGAGGACTTAGCAAAAGAGAAGGGAGGTGAACAAGAAGAAGGTAGTTAGTTTCACTGACTCTCAACTATAAACTTAGTCGCAACGCGACAAAAAAGGAGGAATTCAAAATGGCAGTAAACAGACCAGGTAAAAGTAAGCCTGCACCAGCAGGAAAAGGTAAAGTTCGTGAGGAGCAAGCACCTTCCAAAGGAGGGATGAGCATTCACATTCCTGAAGGACTTGGTGGAGAGCTCAAAGTGATGACAGGCACAACGAAAGCTTCTCTTGAAAAGCTTGCTTGGGGTCTTTCACAGACAAAGCAACCCAAGGTAACCTTTATGTACACCGTTCTTGATGAGCTGAACGACGACGAGGATCAGCCAACTACTGTTGGTGAGCGTGTCCTTGAGACTTACAGTCTTCAACCTCAAGCACTCTTTAAGCTGAACGATGCTTACAAAGAGGCAAAAGGTGAAGGCCTTCCTGTAGGTGACTACAGCGAAGAGGAGTTCCATGAGATGATCGAAGAGACCTTCGAGGATACAGAGTGGAAGCTCGTCCTGGTAAAAGGTATGGATGATAAGGGTAAGGAAAGGACTGAGATTTCAGCAAAGACCTTTCTTGGGAAGTAATCTGTACAGTAAAGGGGGGAGGGAACTGGCGGCGTCTGCCCTCGGGTAAAGTCGAAATTACGTACCAGCCCTCCTCGCTTTTTTTTGAAAGGAAAGAAGCTATGTACCAAATAGAAAAGACTATTCCAATACCATCAACCCAAAAATGGACTTGCAATAAGCTTTACCCTTTTTTAGAAATGGAAGTTGAAGATTCCTTCCTTGTTCCTTGCTCATCAAGAGTTGAAGTTGACAGAATTCAGTCGTCTATTATGGGAACTGTAAGAAATAGTCGAGCAAAATACGGAGATCGAAAGTTTACGACGAGGTGTATTAAAGAAGATAATACAATCATAGGGGTTAGGTGTTGGAGGATAAAGTAGAAAGGAGGTATAAAGTAATGTTTAATCGGATATTACTTACTCTCTTCTTACTAAACGTTATCTTACCCGCATGGGACAGAAACTGGAGTGCTATGCTCGGTTGGACTTGTGCTACTATAGGTGCAATATCTACTTGGAGGTTGAGATGAGGTGTTCTAAATGCCAAGGACTTCTAATTAAAGAAACCTTCTACCCTCCTAAAACAGAAAGTGCTCTCGAAAAGTATGAGGGCCTGAGGTGTACAGGTTGCGGCGAGGTTATCGACTCAGTAATACTACAAAATAGAAAGCCTACACCACCCATAATTTTAAGCTGGACTCACAACCCAGATCAAATCACAGTCTTAGTAAACTCAAAGCGTTACACTTACGAACTTCCTCTCTACTGGATTGAAAAGGTAGAGAGAATGTGGAAGTACTCTGCGTGGAAAGCATTCAACATGGTGAAAGAGAAAGGCGTCTTAAAGAGAAGCCTTAGAGCCCATCACCGAGCTCAAAGGAGAGACGATGAGAACCTTTACCTTTAGCATTGATGAGGAGTGTGTAGAGTTCTATGAAGATGATGAAGAAGTCTGCTGGCCAATCGCAGATCACAGACTGCTCTTCATTCTTACTGCCTCTGAGATGATAAGATTCGGCCAAGTTCTTAAAGAGGCAATGTTCGAGTGGAAGAAGGTTAACAAGCTTCCTCTTGACTTTAAGCTTAACCCAGAACGGAAGGAGAAAGAAGATGAAGGAAATAAAGATAATATATGAAGACACTGGAGAAGTTAGGAGTCCAATGAAAGGAGAATGGTTTAGAAATACAAGAGGATTCCCTGAGAGAGCTATGTTTGACTTTCAAGCGATTAGGCTGCCGATTACAAAACAAATAGTAACAGAGGAGGCCAAAGATGAGCTATTGGAGTCATAACCCAGAGTTATTTACAGAAATCATATTTAACCAGATGGTTAGAGAAGGGTTAGCTAAAGAAGATGAAGAAGATATAGAAGAGGTTGTTAGTAAGTTCTTGGATAAAGCAGATTCTTATAAACTTGTAACCAGAGCCGAGCAAGATTATTGGGGAAGTAAAATAGATGAGGCAGAAGTTAGATATGGAGGAAGAGAATAAAACGAAAGGAGAACCTTCAACGATGCAACAAGCCATCAGACGAATCCTCAGGATTCACAAGCTGAACAATCCAAACTTCGATGGAACACCAGAACGCATCGAGCGAATGTGGAAAGAGTTTTTCGACGTAAAGGAACCGGTTCTTACTGTATTTACAACCGAGTGTAATGAGATGATGGTCGTCAAAAACCACGTGGTATGGGGCTTCTGTCCACACCACCTTCTACCGGTACGTTATACCTTTCGCATTGGTTATATTCCAAGAGGTCTTGCAGTTGGTTTGAGTAAGCTCCCTGAGCTTGCTAACTACTTCATAACCTTCCTTCCTCTTCAAGAGGATCTTCCGGGTATGATCTGCGCCTTTTTAGAAGAGAAGTTAAAACCCCAAGGAGTAGGCTGTTGTGTAGAAGGTATGCATCTCTGTATGGTAATGAGAGGAGTAAAGAGTCCATGCGTTGAGGCAGTGGTAACGAAGCTTAAAGGTATTATACTTCTAAATCCACCGACGCATAGTGAGTTTTTTCATTAAACGATGAGGTGGGTAGGGGGCGGAAGTTATAAAGGAGGATTTTATGGGAACAGGAGAAAGGAATATAACAACCCTCGAAGATATAATTTATGAACAGTCTCCAACCGTTGATGGTTGGATCTGCCCAACCTGTATTCACTATGAAGGCGGTGTGAAATGTGAGCAAGGTATTTTTATTACATATACCAGAGCAAACATGAAAGGATGCTATTGGTTTGAATTGGGAAAGGAATGTAAGCACTGCGGAAAAAGAACTTAATTCAACATAACGACTGAGGTAAGTGGCGGCCAGTGGTCATACGTGAATGACTCACCTGCTGATGAAGCGTACTGCGGGAACGCAGGTCACCCCGCCCATTGGCCGTCAACTCCAATGATTTGTTAGCCCACAAAAGGAGGCATCAATGAAACCGGTTAAGTTTAAAGAAGCTAATGTAACTTTTGCAGAAAATCAACCAGAATATATTCCCCTGCCCGCATGGAAAGGGGATGATGGCACGGTAATATCTTGTTGGCAATTGACTTGGAAAGAACGATTCAAGTTACTTATTAATGGCAGAATATGGCTGAGAATGCTTACGTTTAATAAACCTCTACAGCCCCAGAGATTGGATGTAGATCGCCCATTTGTGGGCTAACGCTCCGGCTAACCCGCTGGGGCAGTGAGTAACCTTTTTAGCCAACTGGCTATCACCAGTCGGTGTCAAGCTGGTTGTTATGCGATTTTTTAGGAGGTCTTATGAAATACAAAATCGTCCCCGTTGCTTCATGGTCTGGAGTAGTTTGGTGGGCAATAAAAAGCAATAAAGGATTTCTATCACCCAGTGATTTCGGTCCTGTTATCACTATGATGCCTTATACTTTTGCGAGTATTAAAAAAGCACAAAGGTTTTTAGATTCTATTGCATAACGCCTTAGATCAGTGGCGGCGATGCCGAAAGGGACGAAAGGGCTCAACCTTTACCATGGATAGTCCAAGCGTCATAAAGGTGCTTGCTCGCCGTCCACTGAATCTAATTGTTATATGGAGGTTTTATGGTCTATTCTTTATTAGTTCCATTACTCAAGGGAAAACAATTTGTCATCGTTGAATTTTATCAAGATATGGGTTTTGGAAAAACTCTTGTCTTTCTTGTTGATGATGTCGA